ATGAAACACGAGAAACCGGAACTCTCCAGAAAGAATCCCTACTGTCTGCCGAAGTATCGATACCTAGAACTCAAGAACTTCTGTTTCCAATACAACGACTGGAAACGGGCACTGGCGAGGCTGGATGGCTGGCGAGCGCAGGAGGGAGATATGGGTGGCATCGTAAAGAGCAACGTACCATCTGACCCGACTGCACGAGAAGGAATGCTGAGAGCGTACTATTCGCAGCATATTGAACTCATTGACCGCTGCATTGCCAAAATGGAACCGGCGCTCCAAACGTACATCCGGAAAGGTGTAACTGAAGGACTGTCCTACGGGAGTCTTCGTGCAAGGGGATGTCCGTGCGGCTCCCAGATGTACTATGACTTCTACCGCAAGTTCTTCTGGCTTTTGAGCATCGAACGCCAATGACGCGAAAAATTCAGCTGCCTTTATGAAAGGTGGTAGATTTTATGTTTAGTCTGATTATTGCGATTCTGATCATTGTACTGCTGGTGAAGGCAATCGGCCTCATTGGCGCAAAGACGGAAGAGGTGAAACAGAGAACAAAGAGAAGACACTAAAGAGCGGGCGCTGCTGAGAAATCGGCGGCTCTTTCTTTTTGTGCAGGCGCGAAAAAATCAGTGTCCTTTATGGAAGATAAGAGAGCTATAATTGGAGGAACGATTATGACTGATATGATGAATATACTGATGACGAATTACTATTGGGTCGAGGTTATATTAGCTGTTGGTATGGCTATATATTATGGGCCAAAAGTGTTTGATAAAAAGTAACAAATCTAAGAGAACGAAGTAACGGAAAAGATATTTCGCTCTCTTATCTTTTTGCGCAGGCGCGAAAAATTCATGGCATATTATGGAGAAGATAGCTCAGCATGGGAGAGCGCCGCTTAACTGCGGAAGTCATGGGTCCAAATCCCATTCTTTTCTTTTTGCATGGGCGCGAAAATTTCAGCCTCCTTTATGGAAGAAAATGTTAATAATAGGAGGTAACTGCTATGTTTAAGTATATTGTTAAGGGTTTCGAGGAAATGATGGATTCTATCGAGAAGGGCTTTAACGAGACGATGAACGTCTCGTACCCTGAGGTGGAACGCAACGAACTCGAGCTTATTACCGAATACCACATGGGCGTACGATAAAACATTCGACCGGAGATGGAGTCTGAGGAAACTCGGACTCTTTCTTTTTTCTATCCTAAGTTAGACGCGAAAAACCCAGACTCCTTTATGGAAGAAGATGTCTTCCGAAGAACGAAAGGAGATTTTACGATGAAACATTACAAGAGAGTAAAGGCTACTCACGACCGTGGTTATGTAAACGCGATGGACAAGATACGTGTGTTTATCGAGAGCAACCAGAAAGTTATGTACATTGGTACAGGCGAGTATGCGAATGCCTCGACGGCACAGGCATCTTACACAAACGCGATAAACCTGATCCGGGCCAGTGGTCTGGTACGGGCTGCTTGCAACAGAGGTGAATTATTTCTGATTCGCAACGACATCTGAGCCGACGAGAGCTGTGGAGAAATCTGCAGCTCTTTATTTTTTCATCACGCACTCGCCCAAAAGGTGGTGCAGAATACTACAAAGGAGAAATTCAAAATGGTGTATCTGGTTTATCTGCTTGCATTGATATTTATCGTGCTGGGCTTTCTGTTCGGCGTTTCGGTCGGGTGGAAGTGCGTACACGGCAAAAACTCGGTAGGGAGCATCATCATTGCACCCGGAGACGAGGAAGAACAGCCTTATATTTTCCTCGACCTGACGACCACCACGGAGTATCTGGAGGAATGCGAGTACATTGTACTGAAGGTCAAAAGGGCCGAAGCGCGAGAAAAACAGCCCGTTTAACGGAGGAAACTCCGAATTTACTGATAAAGGAGAAGATCAAAATGGAAAACAAAACATTATTGAACGAGACTTTGGAAAGTGGGATGGAATCGCTGAAAACGATGAAACCCGGTTCTGAGGAGTATGCCACTGCGGTGAACAGTCTGGCAAAGCTCCACGAGATGCAGATGAACGAGACTGCGGAAGAGAACAGCAAAACTGCGAAGGAAGACGAACTGCAGCTGAAGTGGCATCAGACAGAAGCCGACGTGCAGAAGGCTGACTCTGACCGCAGGATCGAAATTCTGAAGACCGTGGGTGGCATTGCCGGAACGCTCATCATGGGTGGCTTATTCGTATGGAATCAGGTGAACGGATGGTTCAACGAGGAAGAAGGACATATTCCGCTGTCTCCGACATTCAAGGATGGTTCCAGAACTTTGATGCAGAACATCTTTAGAAAGTAAGGAGGACAGGAGAGTCTGAGGCGAAAGCTTCGGGCTCTCTTTTTGTTTTTATGCGATACCACGACGAACAGCCGCCCATATGGACGAACTATTATGGCCGAATATATCGCTGTGACCATCCTGTTTACCGTGTGGCGACCCTATACATGGAAGGAAACAAAGGGTTGTGCGTCATCCAGCAGCGATACAACGAGCAGAGCAAGGCAACATACTGGGGACCCATCGACCCATGGCTGACAGACAAAATCTACCTGCACAATGGATTCAAGGAGTATTTTGACAGCCATGCGAAAAAGAAGGATGCACATGGATATTTTCCGACGGTCACTGTCCGACAGCTCATGTGGGCGCTGCGGATGAAACCGCTGAAGAAAGAGCGATGGGAGACCAGTTTTGACCATGTGCCGATTTGAGAGACTTTATTTTTTCATTGGATTTTGATATAATACAAATAGAAGAATTGATTGGAGGAACCTGAAAATGCCTGTATTATGTATGTTTTACGGTATCATTGTTCGGATGTACAGGGAACTTGGTGGCAAGCATAATATGCCTCACATTCATGCAGAATATTCTGGGCAGGAAGTTGTAGTTGCTCTAGACGGAACGGTTCTGGAAGGAAAATTTCCTAAAAGTCAGATGAAGCTGCTGGATGCATGGATGGAAATTCACAAGGATGATTTGGCAGCAAACTGGAAGCTCTTGTCTAACGGTGAACAGTTCTTCCGCATTGACCCTCTGAAGTAAGGAGTGACTTTTATGCTACAGCCGAAGCTTATTAAAGTTGAACCTCTTGATTCGTTGATGCTCCGCCTCTATTATGAGACGGGTGAAATCAAGCTATTTGATGTGACACCTTATGCAACGGGCTCGTGGTATGGGCAGCTGAATGATAAAGATTATTTCAGAACAGTTCAGATGTTGCCGGGTGGTACAGGCATTGAATGGCCTGAAGGTCAGGATATAGCACCTCATGAACTATACGAAAACAGTGCCACAGTAAAGAAAAGCGCTTGAGAGCTGACGAAATCAATATGTGCGAAGCGATTGAGAAGATGATGAATGACCGTGAGAAAAAGGGCAAGGTCGAGGTTTTGGCAGGTCTTGTCAAAGACAGTTTGCTGAACGTGAAAGACGCAGCGGCACGACTGGGCATGACACTCGAGGATTTTGAGGCTGCAATGAAAAAGCTGTCATAAATCATTGATATTTTTCGAGGAGAGCTTACGAGAAATCGTAGGCTCTTTTTCTTTTGCTCAAGACGCGAAAAAATCTCTTTGTATTATGGGATAAAGCCCGAGAGAAAAGGAGAGCGTATTATGAACGAATCTATTTTTAAGAAAATTTGGAACTATACGATTTCGGTCGGGCAGATCATTACGACATTCCTGATCGGGTGCGCTATTGCACTCGTGATGTGGTTGTTCGTACAGATTTTCCGGCCGTCGAAAGACTGATATTTTTACGATAGACCGGCAAACGACGTAACATCGGCTTTGTCTCGGGAAGAGCTTATGGAAACATAGGCTCTTTCTTTTTGTCCGGCGCGAAAAATTCAGCTTCCTTTATGGAGGTAAGAGGGCTTACATTGAAAGGAGAAAAACCTATGATGAAAGCTATTAAGAACTTTATGGACAAACCTATTACTTGGGGTGCAAGCTTTAAGTGGACCGGATTTGTTCTGGGACTGTATGCGGCAGTCATCGGAGCATGCGTGGCCTACGAAAAGTGGATGGACCACAAGGCTGAAAAGGAAATGTTGAAGAAGACGAAAGAGAGCAATCTGGAGGATAATATCTGATAGATACACGCCCTCTTATCTTTTTCATTTTATTTTTGGAGGTTGAACAATGGAGGACATCATGATTATCCGCTCGAGCTTTATGCGCCGCATCATCTCACAGATCATCAACAAGGCGCTGAAAAAGCAGATGCCGGGCGTTGAGGTGGAACTGAAGGACATTCAGGCGAACTGGCTGGAGAAAGAGCAGAAGGCGCACGTACATCTGGAACTGGATGCCGACGTAACGAAGGCGCAGCTCAATGATATTTTGAAGCATGCCGGGGTGCTGTAACGCGAAATTTTCAGTGTGCTTTATGAGATGGTTAGTCTCAGAATTATATTTTTGGAGGTTGAACAATTATGAAGAAAGCATTGAAAATTGGTATTATGGGAATAATTGGATTTATGATGTTTGTATATGGAGGATTGAGCGGATACTGCATGGCATGGTGCAAACTCTATGATAGAGGAAACTACATTGGTGCAGACGGACTTTCCTATATTGCAAGGCATACTTTCAGACCCGTATTTGCTAAGTACGTGGACTTCTTCATGGTAAGTTATACCAAACAGAAGAACTGACCATGAGAGCTTACGAGAAATCGTAGGCTCTTTTATTTTTAATATGGAGGTTGAACAATGAAACTGACGAAAACGTGTGCGAAATTCCTGCGCAAGCACGGCGGGACGCTGCTGGCCATTGGCGCGTCCGTAGGCGTAGTGCTGACGGCCATCGAAACGGGCAAGGCGACCATTAAAGCCGAAAAGTTGGTGGAGCTGAACAAGGATGTGCCTGAGTACGGCATGAAAGAAAAGGTCAAGGACTGCTGGCAGTTTTATATTCCGGCGGCGGTGCTGGGTGCTGGCACGATTGGGTGCATCATCGGCTCCAACGTGCTGAGCCGGAAAGAAATTGCAAGCCTGAGCGCGGCCTATGTGGCACTCGGCAAGAGCTACCAGCAGTACCGCAGGCAGGTGGCAGAGCGCATTGGCTCTGAAGAAGAGGAAAAGCTGCGCATGGAAGCAGCAAAGGAGACGAAAGCCGAAGATGTCCAGCGAGACAAAGACGGTGATGTTATCCGGCTGTTCTATGAACCCGCCTCGAAAAGATATTTTCATGCCACCATGTCCCGGGTCATTGAGGCGTCTTATTACTTCAACCGGGAGCTGGCCACGAACGGATGCATCTCGGTGAACGAGTGGTGCAATTATCTTTGCGCCGATGAACTGACCATAACACCCGAAGGCGACCAGATGGGGTGGTGTATTGACCAGTTGGTATATGACTGGGACGCCTACTGGATGGATTTTGAGTACGACAAGCAGATTACCGATGACGGGTTGGAGTGCTATTATCTGGCACCTGCGCTTGACCCTGTAGAAAACTATCTCGATTATACGGAGGATACATATCATGCATAAAATCAACTGGTGGAGAGTGGCAAGCATCGCACTGCTGGCAGGAAGCGCATTGCTGGGCTTCGGGCATGACCTGATTGAGGACCAGAAGAGCGAGGACGAACTGCATGACATGGTGCAGGAAGAAGTGCGGCGTCAGCTGGCTGAAAAGAACAGCACGAACTGACGCGAAAAATTCAGTCTGCTTTATGGAAGAAGATCCAAACTGAACAGATAAAGGAGATTTGAATTATGTATGATCGCAACTATTACGCTCAGGTGGATGATGCTATGATGAAGTTATGGAAGGACTTCGGCAGGAGACTGCTGCACGTGCTGGATGGCACGATGCGGTATGTGCTGACCCTGCCAATCCGGACATACGAATACATCTATGACACCATCTCCGGAGAGCTGACAAGTCAGTGTGGAAGCAGGATTCGGTTTCAAAACTTGAAACAGAATGGACACATCTGAAAAGGCGAGAGCTGTAGAGAAATCTACGGCTCTTTCTTTTTATAAATTCATTGATATTTTTGGAGGTACAAGCATGAACTGGAAAGCACTGACCAAAACGGCGAGGAGGACCCTCAGCCGGAACAGCTCGAAGATCTTACTGGGCTTAGGCATTGCAGGCGCGTTTACGGCGGTCGGCTTTGCAATCACCGCAACGCCCAAGGCGATGATCCTGCTGGACGAGAAAAAGAAAGAGCTGGGCGTCGAGAAACTGGATGCCAAAACCATCGTGAAGACGGCGGCACCGGTGTACATTCCTACCGCTATCTCTATGGCAGTCTCGACTGGGTGCATCATCGGAGCAAGCAGCGTCAATGACCGGAGAAATGCTGCGCTGGCAGCGGCTTACACCATGTCGGAGACGGCTCTGCGGAGCTATCAGGACAAGGTGGCTGCAACCATCGGCGAGGACAAAGCACAGGAGATCAAAGAGGCGGTCACGCTGGAAAAGATGGCAAAGTGTCCGGAACCGGATGAAATCCCGACTGCAAAGAACCTCGCACCAGATGATGTGTCCTATGACAAGAAGGTGAAATGCTGGGAGAGCCTGTCCGGGAAATACTTCTGGACGACGCGGAACGCCATTGAGAAGGCGCTGAACGGCCTGAACAAGCAGCTTCTCAGCGATTTGAGCGTTACGGAGAACGACCTGTACGACTACCTCGGCATGGAGCACTGCAAGAACGGTGACCTGCTGGGCTGGGACACCCAGAGTTGCATGATGGTAGATACGTTCTACGGTTCTCGTGTGGACGAAGAGGGGATGCCTTGTCTGGTACTGGACTACAATACACCTCCGAAGTGGCTGGGATACTGATATTTTCAGACCCCGGCGCGAAAAAATCAGCTTGTCTTATGGAGGTAATGCTCCGACATTATAAACTTATTTATAAGAAAGAGGTAACAAAAATGGACGAAATGAACAATGTGACTATGGAGAACGAGACTTCTATGATGGAGAATGCTCCTGTTGAGAACTTGGTCCCTGCTGAGGCGGAGGGCTATACTTCGGACTGCGGCTGTGAGAGCAATGCAAACCTCGATCTTGGCAAGATCGTCAAGATCGGTGTTGGTGCTGCGCTGCTCATCGGCGCTGGTGTGAAGTATGGTATCCCTGCTGCGAAGAAGGGTTTCAAGCACATCAAGGAGAAGATGGCCAGCAAGAAGGCGAAGAAGGACGAGGTCATCGACGTGGAGTCGACGGATGTGACTTCTGACGAGGAAACTTGTGAAGAGGAAAACTAATGTCAGATAAAGCGAGAGCTGTAGAGAAATCTGCAGCTCTTACTTTTTTATTTTGAAAGGACGACAACATGGCAAAAATCGATATGCCCACGAGCAGCCTGAACCAGACCCCCGGGCAGCAGCCGAAGAAAAAGCTGGAGAAGGTGACGACCGGCAAGGTCACGGTACGCCAGCAGACTGATATTCAGAAGGTGGCAAGCGCGTTTCTCGCAGAAGACCTTGCCACCGTGAAGGAGCGCATCATCAACGACTATGCCATCCCGATGCTCAAGAACGGCATCTGGAGTATTTTCAGCTCGGCACTGAGCCTTATGATATTTGGCGAGGACAAATCCCGCTCGCAGAGTTCGAACTATGTGCGCGGCTCCAGCAACAGCTACGACCGCTATTACGCCAACCCCAACCGGAGTCAGCCGGCGAACCAGCGGGTCATCCCGAACTGGCAGAACCTGATTTCAGACTCCCGGGCGGACATGGAAGAAATCCTCGACCAGATGTGGGAGGCCATCCGGGAATACGGACAGGTGTCCATTGGCGACCTCTACGACCTTGCGGGCATGACCTGCAATTTTACCGATAACAAGTATGGCTGGAAGGACTTGACCAGTGCATACATCAAGAACGTCCCCGGCGGGTACAGCATCGAGTTCCCGAAACCGGTGCCTCTTACTTAACAGAAAGGACTGATATTTTATGAAAAAAGAAGAAATGATGCTCAAGGCGACCCAGATGCTGGCAAAGGGCAAGTTCAAGCTCAAGAAAGCCGGCCCTACCATTATGATCGTTGGTGCGGCCATCGGCGGCGTCACGGCGGCTGTTCTGGCCTGCAAGGCAACGCTCAAGGCGGAAGAGATCATCGCAGAGCACAACGCTCAGATCGAGACCATCCACACCACCAAAGCACAGGTGGACAGCGGCGAAATGCAGCTGAAAGATGGCGAGACCTACACGGCAGATGATATGAAAAAAGATATTACTGCCACTTATGTCCACACCGCCGTATGGCTGGCAAAGGTCTATGCCCCTGCGGTGACGCTGGGCAGCCTCTCGCTGGCCTGCATGTTCGGCAGCCATCATACCATGTCTAGGCGCAATGCAAGCCTGACTGCGGCCTACATCGCCATCGACAAGGCCTTCAACGAGTACAAAGGCCGTGTTACGGAGCGCTTTGGCGACCGTGTGCAGCAGGAGCTGGAGCGCAACATGAAGGCTGTCCCCGTGGCTACGAAGGTACAGAATGAGGAAGGCGTGGAAGAGACCATTCAGGAGTACAAGGACGTCGCCATGGCCCACACCAGCCCCTATGATCAGCTCTTCGATGAGACCGTGGACACCTGGCAGCCGGACAATAGGCTGAATCGCAACTATCTGTTCTTGATGGAGCAGGCAGCGAATAAGCGTCTGCGCACCCAGGGGCATCTGTTTCTGAATGAGGTTCTGGCATCTCTGGGTACTCACGGAGGTGTGAGCCTGAAAACCCCGGAAGGCCAGATCGTTGGCTGGATCTATGACCCCAATGACCCTACAAAGCAGAATCACGTTGACTTCGGCATGACCAATTATGTTCCCGGTAACGATGCCCTGAACAGTTTCATCGACGGCTACGAGCGGAGCGTGCTGCTGCATTTCAACTGTGATGGTGTCATCATCGACAAGATCTGAGACTGATATTTTAGAGGGATAGCTATGGCAAGGATCGCAAAGAGACTCTCTTATGTATTCGCAGTCATGGCCGGGGTGTGCTTTGCTTCCGGTCTGGCTGTTCTTGCTGAGTGAAAGGATATTTTGCTATGGACAGTTTGGAAAACGTGTTCCTGTTTCTGGACTATCTGACTGACACCCAGCGCAAGCGCCATGTTGTGGGAGGCGTTCTGATGAGCGTCTCCCTTTTCTTTGGCGGGCTGGCATTCACCCTGATGACCGTAAAAGGAGAACCCGATGAAGAACGCAATGCATGATATTTTGCTCTTTGGCGCTGGCTTTGCAGCCGGAGCTTACTTTATGCACACTGTGATGCGGCGTGCTTATGACGAAAAATACAGGAAGGAGGTGCAGGACTTGAAGGCACACTGGGAAAAGCGGGAAGCCAATCTCGACGAAGAGGTCGAGAAAAAGGCAAACCAGAAGGGCTTTGAGCTGGCGATGGGGCCTTACCGCACCGAGAGCGACCCGGAAGATATTCGGAAGCCGGAGCAGGCCATCGAGATCATCGAGCCGGATGAGTTTGGCGCAGATGAGAATTATGAGACCAGCTTTCTGAGCTTCTACGCAGATGGCAAGCTGGTATTCGACGGTGAAGACGAGCCGATGGACGAGGATGATATTTCCAGAACCATCGGCGATGAGGTCTTGAAGCACTTCGGCGAGTTCATGCCGAGCACCATCCATGTCCGAAACCACAACTATCACAAGGATTACGAGATCCTGCAGGTGAACCAGAGCTTCTGTGACCTGCACCCGGATGAGGAGGACGAATGATATACACAGACCTTGCCGGTCGATATTTTGACTGGCTTTATGAACGGGTCTGTGGAGACTGGGAGCCGAGGGGGCTTTCGTTCCATAGACTGCTCACTTTCTTATACAACCAGAACTTTACCCCGTCTTGTGAGCTGGATGGGGCTCGCGCAGAGGACGGCCTCGACCTGCGATACCGGTTTGCTCAGACGCAAAATATCGTGTATCAGGACATTCAGGACGCTTTCGCCGGTATTCCGTGCAGCATGCTTGAGATGATGGTGGCACTGTCCATCCGCATCGAGGAGCATATTCTGGAAGATGCTGCGTCCGGAAACCGGGTGGGCCAGTGGTTCTGGAATATGGTCGTGAGCCTTGGGCTCGTGGCCATGGATGACACCCGCTTCGACGAGGAGAGGGCGCAGAGTGTGCTGGACCGATTCAATGCTCGGGAATATCAGCCCAACGGTGCCGGTGGACTTTTCACGCTGATGCATCCGAAAGAGGATATGCGCCGGATTGATATTTGGTATCAGCTGATGGGCTGGTTAGCAGAAAATGAAACCTGACGTTTATGTATCGAAGGTCTGCATCACGATGGAAGGGGTTATTGAACAATTTGTTGATGATGAAAGAGTTTTGATGCGAGTCACATCGTGCCGAAACATGGAGCACATTGGTCGGCTGATATTTACCGACCTGAATTACTGGAGGAAAATGAACAATGGAAATGATGAATGTCATGTACGAACTGGCGACCACCAAGTCGGCTCTTGAGATGGCGGAGACGACCATCCGGAAGCAGCGCGGCAAGCTGCTGCGGAAGAATATCCTCATCGCGGGGCTTCTCTGGTTTGGCTTTACTGCCTGCAGGATGCTTGGCGAGAGCGACGAGAAGCTTAAGAAAGCGGAGGCAAAAGCACGCAACACGGAAGCAGAGCTTGCTATGATGCACCACAACTATGACCAGCACGGCGAGGAAGAGAATGACTCTCCGACTGTGCCTGAAAACGATATTTGCTGCGACGGCAAGGCCAGCATTACGAAGAAGCCGGAATAAATCTCACAGAAAGGAGGAAATCGATTCATCATGAGCGATTTCTTCAAAATCGACACCCGCCCGGGAAAGCGGGGCGTAACGGAGATTTATCCGAAGTTCATCGTCGGTAAGCCGAACGATTTGATGATACGTGGCTCTGACTTCTACGCCATTTGGATGGAAGAGCGGGGGCTTTGGAGTACGGACGAGCAGGACGTCATCCGAACCATCGACCGGGAACTTCGTACCTATGCAGATGAGTACCAGAAGACCCATGACAACGGGTTTCATGTACTTTATATGTGGGATGCGGAGTCCGGCATGATCGACAACTGGCACAAATACTGTCAGCGGCAGATGCGGGATAACTTTCACCCACTGGACGAGGTATTGATATTTTCCAACACTCCGGTCAAAAAGGAAAGTTACGCCTCGAAGCGTCTGCCGTATCCGCTGGAACCCGGAAGTATAAACGCCTATGACGAACTCATGGGCGTTTTATATTCTCCAGAGGAACGCGAAAAGCTGGAATGGGCTATCGGTGCGGTTGTGAATGGTGCCTCGAAGGAAGTCCAAAAGTTCATTGTGCTGTATGGTGACCCGGGAAGTGGTAAATCTACGGTGCTGAACATCGTCCAGAAGCTTTTCGAGGGCTACTGCGGCGTGTTCGACTCGAGGGCGCTGGGTTCATCCTCCAATGCATTCGCGCTGGAGGCGTTTAAGTCGAATCCACTTGTTTCTATCCAGCACGACGGTGACCTTTCCCGCATCGAGGACAACACCCGGTTGAACTCGCTGGTCTCCCACGAGACGATGCTGGTCAATGAGAAGTTCAAAAGTCAATATCCCACGAGATTCAACTGCTTCCTTTTCCTTGGTACCAACAAGGCAGTCAAGATAACCGATGCAAAATCGGGCCTTATCCGAAGACTCATCGACGTGACGCCAACCGGTAACAAGCTGCCTGCTAAGAAGTATCTTGACCTTGTCCACAAGGTGAACTTTGAACTTGGTGGCATCGCATGGCACTGCAAGGAGGTTTATGAGGCAAACCCGCGCCAGTACGACGATTACATCCCGACCCGGATGCTGGGAGCGTCCAACGACTTCTACAACTTCATGCTGGACTCCTTTTATATTTTCAAGAAGGAAGACGGCGTGTCGCTGAAGCGTGCGTGGGCCATGTACAAGGACTACAATGCCGAAACGAATGTCCAATATCCGTATTCGCGCAGAGCATTCCGTGAGGAGCTGATGAATTACTTCTCCGATTACAAGGAAAGGGAAGCCGATGTGAACGGGGAGCGCGTTCGGAGCTACTACAGTGGTTTCAAGGTGGACAAGTTCCCTGAGTTTGCAGACCCAAAACCTGCGGAAGAGGGAATATCTGAGCCGCCTGCTTCATCATGGGTCGAGTTCAAAGAGCAGCACTCGCTTCTGGATGATATTTACGCGGGATGCCCTGCACAATATGCCAATGAGAACGGAACCCCGACCGATAAATGGGAAGATGTCCGCACGACGCTGGCTGAGCTTGATACATCGAGGCTTCATTACGTGCGGATTCCGCAGGAGCATATCGTCATCGACTTTGATATTCCGGGACCGGATGGAAAGAAATGCTTTGAGAAAAATCTTAAAGCTGCATCCAAATGGCCCCGGACTTATGCGGAGCTGAGCAAATCCGGTGCGGGCATCCATCTGCATTATATTTACACGGGCGATGTTACAAAGCTCAGCCGCATTTACGACGAAAACATCGAAGTCAAAGTATTTACCGGGAAATCTTCACTGCGGAGAAAGCTGTCGAAATGCAATGATATTTCGGTGGCTTCCATCAGCAGTGGTCTGCCGTTGAAGGGAGAAAAAATGGTCGATGCAAAGCAGGTCCAGAACGAAAGGCATCTGAGGATACTGATCAAAAAGGCACTTGCCAAGGAAATCAGCCCCTACACGAAGCCGAATGTGGATTTTATTGCCCATGTCATGGAGGAGGCATACGAGGGCAACGTGGTCTATGACGTGGACGATATGCGCAATGCTATCCTGCTCTTTGCCGCAAGCAGCACGAATCAGGCTGATATTTGCGTCAAGACGGTGGCAAAGATGCATTTCAAGTCCAAAGAGGAAGCAAAGAGCGAGACTGATATTTTGGAGGCCCCTATCGCGTTCTTTGACTGTGAGGTTTTTCCGAACCTTTTCCTCATCAACTGGAAACTGGCAGGCGAGGATAAGCCGGTTCATCGCATGGTGAATCCTACCGCCAGCGAAGTCGAAGCACTGACAAAGTACCGGCTCGTCGGCTTCAATAACCGCAAGTACGACAATCATATGCTTTGGGCTTGTATGCTGGGGTGGACGACGGAACAGCTCTATGCACTGTCGAACCGCATCATCAACGAACATACCGGTTTCTTCGGTGAGGCGTATAATCTGTCCTACACGGATATTTACGACTTCTCTGCCAAAAAGCAGAGTCTGAAGAAGTTCGAGATCGAACTGGGCATCCATCATCAGGAGCTCGGATTACCGTGGGACCAGCCCGTGCCGAAAAGCCTTTGGGACAAGGTCGCGGAATACTGCGACAATGACGTTCTGGCAACAGAAGCCGTGTTCAACGCACGTCATGCAGACTTTGTAGCTCGGGAGATCCTGGCAGATATTGCCGGACTGACGGTCAACGACACGACCAACACATTGACCACGCGCATTATCTTTGGCAAGGAAAAGCACCCGAAGCTGGTTTACACCGACCTTGCGACCGGAGAACAGGACGCTTTGACCGAGGTCGAGCCTGATATTTTGGTGTCCAAAAACATCATCAATTCCTTCCCGGGTTACGAGTGGACCAAAGGCGACGATGGCCGGATGCACAACATGTTCCGTGGAACAGACCTTGGTTTGGGCGGCTATGTCTATGCCGAACCTGGTATGTACTGGAATGTCGCGCTGCTGGATGTGGCATCGCTGCACCCGCACTCGGCGGTCGCCATGAACTACTTTGGTGAGTACACCAAAAACTTCAATGACCTTATGGATGTACGTATCTATGTCAAACATAAGGAATACGACAAGGCCAAGAAGCTCTTTGGTGGGAAGCTGGCCAAGTATCTGGACGACCCTGCGCAGGCGAAAGCATTGGCGCAGGCGCTGAAGATCGCCATCAACTCGGTGTATGGATTGACCAGTGCGACCTTCGACAATCCGTTCCGCAACCCCAAGAACGCCAACAACATTGTGGCGCTTCGAGGGGCTTTATTTATGCGCACTTTGCAGGATGAGGTACAGCAGCGTGGTTTCACGGTTGCCCATATCAAGACCGACTCCATCAAGATCCCCGGTGCTACGCCGGAGATCATCGACTTCTGCATGAAGTTTGCAGAGAAGTACGGCTACCAGTTTGAGCATGAGGCTACCTACGAGAAGATGTGCCTCGTTAACAATGCGGTCTACATTGCAAGGTATATGGACGCAGCTGACTGCAAGGCTCGGTATGGATACGTGCCGGGCGATAATGAGAAGGAAGGCGGAGAGTGGACGGCCACCGGTACTCAGTTTCAGGTTCCGTATGTGTTTAAGACGCTCTTCTCTCACGAAGATATTGTGTTCAACGACCTCTGCGAGACCAAATCGGTATCGAAGGGCGCTATCTACCTCGATAAAAATGAGAACTTGGCCGAGGGAGAGCACAATTATATTTTTGTCGGGCGCGTTGGCCAGTTCTGCCCTATCAAACCAGGATGCGGCGGCGCGCTGCTTGTGAGAGAAGCAGGCGTCAAAGACAACGGTGAGACCAAGTATGACTCTGTGACAGGTGCGAAAGATTATCGCTGGTTGGAAAGCGAGATGGTCTATAACCTGCATCTGGAGGACACTATTGACCGGTCTTATTTTGATAAGATGGCAACGAAAGCTGTCGAGGCCATTTCCGAGTATGGTGACTTCGAGCAGTTCGCTTCCAACGATTTGGGTGAATCGCCTTGGCAGAAGCCTGATATTCCGTGGGACGACGTGCAGGACGAAGCTGCACAGAATTTTAATGTAAGATAAGGAGATTGATATTTTATGGCGAACAAGCTGTATGATTCCAAAGGGCAGCTGATTGGTTATATCGCAACCGTCACCGTCGAGAAGAATCTGCCCGACGGCCTGACGAGGGTGGTTCTTCATACTGGCCACGAACTCACATTTCGCCCGGGCGATCTGATCGCTGATCGGGGCGGTAATTGGCGTATTCGCTATGGAGGGCTCAATGCTAGTAAGAAGAGCACTTCTGCTACGAACACCGCTGCTATCAAGGACGTTATCTTTGCTCCTCCGGCCACGATCGTTTACTGGTCGGATGGTTCCAAGACCGTTGTGAAGTGCAGCGAGAAGGATGTTTTCGACCCGGAGAAGGGGCTGGCCATGGCAGTTGCAAAGCGTTGCGGCGGTAACAATGGCAGCTATTACAAGGAGATCCGGAATTGGGCAGAGAAGAGCGGGAAGAAGTATCCCGGGAAGCCCTATACGGAAAGCTCTTCTGTCGAGAATGATGCGCTCAAGAAGTACATCGCTCAGGCGAAGAGGAGCTACGAAGCAGCTTTGGATGCGGCAGCAAAAGGCAATCCTGTGCGTTTTCTGTCTGAGACGGGCAGAGTGTCGGCCGCGCTGTCCATGCTGGAACTCGAAATCAACAAGTAAAAAAGGAGACTGATATTTATGTACACCAAGCGCCAGAAAGTCAATATTGACGACACCCGTTTCATCTTTACCACCAACTTCAGCGGTGATCCCAGCCGTGACCGCTTTGGCTCGGACAAACGCCGCGTCAATGTGGTCATTCCCACTATGGATCTGGTGAATCACCTCGTGGATCTCGGCGTGAAGGTTCGTCAGACCAACCCGAATCCTGAGCGCACCTACGACGAGCCGTTCGTTCCGACCTACTTCGTGCCGGTGACAATCAATATGGATTCCAAGTGGCCCCCGCATGTCTACTGGGTCACTACTTCCGGCAAGAGGTTGCTTTGCAACATTGATACGATCGGCCAGCTGGACTTTATCCGGGTCAAGAACGTCTGTCTCCAGGCAAACCTTGTCGAGAAGCGCAACAACCCGGGTGAGTTCGGCCTGTATGCGGATGTGATGTACGTAGAGCAGGATGCTGACGCTGATCCGTATGCAGAGCGCTATGCCCGGTTTGCGGCTCCTGAAGCAGACATGGCAGAGCCGAGCGACCACACCGAAATTCCCTTCTGAGGTGAAGCATATGAAGAAACTGTTTATCAGCTGTCCGATGAAAGACCGTACCGAAGCCCAGATCCGTGGGACCATGATGCAAATGCACAACATTGCAGAGGCCGTCTTTGGAGAAGAACTGGATGTTATCCAGACCTATATTCCTGATCCTCCGAGTGGCACGAACCAGGCACTTTGGTGTCTCGGCGAACGCATCAAGATGCTGTCGGAGGCCGATTACTTCATCGGCGTATATGATGAAGAGAAAGCGTACCGTGGTTGCGCAATCGAGAACCAGGCCGCAAAGGCTTACGGCATTCCCAGTTACACCATCAACCTGAACTATGTGGCTCGGGATGTCGTCGAAGCACGGGCAAAAGAGGCTCGTAAGTATAGCTGCTTCGGTTACTAATCAATGATATTTTCGAGTGCCAGGGTCGGTCCTTGGTCCAATGCTCCAGCCGGTGAGTACCCACGTCGCAAATGGCGGCTCTAAGGAAACAGCTCGATTTATATTTTTGATGTGCAATTTGGGAGGTTGACAGTATGAAAGTTCTGAGGGTTCGCCCAAAGCATTACCCTGAAGTGATCGACATTGACTGTTCTCTGGAATCGCTCCAGAAAGAGGTGAAAGGCCCGATTCAGGCTGTTTACCCGTGGGACGATGAGGTGGCATTGATTTGCAACGAAGAAGGAAAGCTGCATGATGATTGCATGGAGAAACTCAACCGGACGCTCGACGGCCCTTATGGTATCCCTATTGATATTATCGTTGGAACATTCCTGATTGTAGGCCTCACGGAGGATGATTTCGGTGAGCTTTTGCCGGAGTTCGTCGAGAAGTACGAGAAGATGTTCCATCAGCCGAGAAAGTTCGTCACCTACACGGATAGTGAAGGTAAAGTGCATCTCGACATTGATTATTGTACACCTGAAGAATAAGCACATGAGAGCCCTGGAGAAATCTGGGGCTCTTTTACTTGAGTCATTAGCATGGGCTGTACGGTGGGTTCGATTCCCGCATGACTCGCAACCGGGCCAAAGAGCCTGATATTTGAACAATAGAAGGAGTAAGGATTATGAGCAGAGAAAAAGTAAAAGAGATCGTCGATTACATGGTTTCGGAGGGTATGCAGAACACCAACTGCGGCAGCTGGGTCTTTGATATTCCGGAACTGTGCGACAAGTTCGATCTTCCGCTGGAATGGTTCTATGAGCACAACGATGATATTTGCCGCGAACTCGGCGAGCGTGATGCGCTTGCTGATTACAAGCAGACCTACGACTGGAACAACCATCCGCTGAATTACAACCTGGTTTACTACACGAACTCCTGCTCATTTTGAGGAGGGGTGATATTTATGGGCGGACTTCGCAGAGTAGATAAGGCTTGCAATATACGTCCTACTGCAAAAAGCACGGACTCCACTAAAAAGAAAGAACTCTGGAAGGTTTTCCGTAAAAATCGGAAAGAGCTCTTTGCTTATACCGTCAGAGGGGAGGGCGAAGATGAGGAAGAGGCGACGATCTCGCTTCTGGCCTACGAGAATCACTGCAATAAAAGTGCCATTTATGTGACGTTGGAAATGAGGTGAGCGACCTGATGGCAGGTGTAACGCTCTACGACTATCAATTAGATGCTATTAACCGTATGAAAATCGGCTGCATTTTATGCGGAGGCGTAGGAAGCGGAAAATCGAGAACGAGTTTGGCGTTCTACTACAGACTCTATGGCGGACAAATAAACACAAAAGAATATGCAAGGATGGCAGAGCCCCCGGATCTTTATATCATCACGACTGCCCGGAAACGGGATACGGGTGAGTGGGACGAAGAGTTGGCTCATTTCTACATGAGTACCGATCCAGAGCTTGATATTTACGAGCACAGTGTAACGGTGGATTCCTGGAATAACATCGAAAAGTACATAGGTGTGAAGAATGCGTTTGTTATATTTGATGAACAGAGAGTCGTTGGCAGTGGTAAATGGGTCAAGTCTTTCCTGAAAATCGCAAAGGAAAATGAGTGGATTCTTCTTAGCGCTACGCCGGGGGACTGCTGGACAGATTATATTCCGGTGTTTATCGCAAATGGGTTCTTCCGAAATCGGACTGAATTCAACAACCAGCATGTGATCTACAGCCGCTTTTCCAAATATCCGAAGATCGACAGATATTTGAACACGCAGCGACTGGTACGGCTGCGGGAACGGATTCTGGTTGACATGGACTTTGAACGGTCTACAGTATCCCATCATGAGAATATTTTCGTAGCCTACGATAAGCCGAAGTATTTGCAAATCTGCAAGAACCGCTGGAATCCTTGGGAGGACAAACCCATCGAAACGGCCAGCGAGTTTTGCTATTCGTTGCGGAAACTGGTCAACTCGGATCGGAGCCGGCAGCAGGAAGTCCTTGATATTTGCATGACGCGGCCAAGAGTGATTATATTCTACAATTTCGACTACGAGCTGGATATTCTGCTCGGGTTGAACTACGGCACAGGGGTTGAGGTTGCTCAGTGGAATGGGCATAAGCATCAGCCAATTCCTGATGGAGATAGGTGGGTTTATCTTGTGCAGTACAACGCCGGGGCAGAGGGCTGGAACTGCATCAAGACGGACACCATTATATTCTACAGCCAGAACTACTCCTATAAGATTATGGAGCAGTCCGCGGGGCGAATCGACAGACTGAATACGCCATATAAGGATCTCTGGTATTACCACTTAAAGTCACGAGCAGGAATCGACCTCGCTATTTCAAGGGCGCTGAACTCAAAGAAGGCGTTTAACGAAAGGAAATTTTATGGAGCATGATATTTATGATTCTTTGAGGCTTACTGCGACGATCTGTGAGCAACTTGCAGATGCCTTAAACGCGATTGCGGAATGGTGCGAGAAAGTGATGGCTCATCTTATGGACTTGTTTGAAGAAATCAAGGGGCAGCCATTGAAGATGATTCTACAGAAGCTGCGTCCTGACTACAAAGACAAGTGCGAAATCCGGTGGCTGGATATTCCCAACAAGGTTATGCAGGGAAGAATCAGGAGGTTCTGCTAATGGGAAATATTTCAAAGAAAAATAGAAAGAAGCTTGTCAAAGTTCTCAATGCTAATTGTCATTGCACGAAGACTTTCAACGATTCCATCGTGACATTTTATCCATATCAGAGTAGTCCGTTATCTGCTGTTTGGAAATATCTGGTCAGAAGGCCTGATGGTGTTTTTATTGGGCGTTTTCTAATTCTACCAGAGGAGCCACTGATCCCGGTTAATGCAAGATACTGTTTGATTCATTGTCCGGAGCAACTTTTTAATCCAAGAGCTCACATTGAAATCAATAAGCAAATTGTTCAAAGACTGAGGGATTGCTCTCAACTTTATGCTATTGAGTATACATGGAGGAAACATAAATGATTAAGGATTCTGGAGACCGCACCGAATTTGAAACTGGTGCCAAACGCGACATGCATGCAGGGAAGGGGCGGATGGACCTTCTGCCCTGGTATGGCATCATGGAGGTCAGCAAGCACTGCGAGGAGGGCGCACTGAAGTATGGCGAGCACAACGTGGATAAGGGTATCCCTCTGCATTCGTTGCTGGACAGTGCTTCTCGGCATCTGGCAAAGTACATGGTCGGCATGGACGATGAGGATCACCTGCGCGCTGCCTGCTGGAACTTGCTGTGGGCTCTGAACCAGCGGGAGACCCATCCGGAGTTGGATGATAGGTTTGCAGTAAAGATGAGAAGCTCGAACGATGAACCGCTTATCACACTTGTCTGTAGCTCCTGTGGTATGCATTTTGAAGCGCCGACCGAATGGTGGGTCCGCAAAAGATCACAGTATAGCAATATTCCAGACGGAGTGATGACGACTTGCCCTCATTGTGGGAATGTAACAATCGTTCGGGAGGTAAAAACTGATGAATGACTGGATGCGCGAAGTGGACTATGCAACCTACTGCCCGAAGTGCAAAAACTTCAAGGTGCTGGAGACGGACGAGCCCTGCAATGAGTGCCTGACGGAGTGTGCGCGGGAGGGTACGGTGAAGCCTCTGAAGTTTGAGGGAGCAAAGGTGAAAATTAAATGAGAAATATGTCTAAGAAGACACGAAAACTTATTGATCGAAAGGTCGTCCATAAGTATTTCTGATTCAATTATTTGGAGGGAAGCATATTCTATCACTCAAACCATGTTTGGCCTGCACGTTTGTGGATTGGTGATGCAGTTGACCATAATGACAATACTCAGTGTTGGATGTATGTGCCAGCTCATAAAGAATATGTGCAGGCAATTCTGATTGTGAAAAAGGGCGCGCCACTTTCTCCTAAAGTTTCTGAATGGATTAACCGTCGCCGAAAAGAATTTGGATGCAAAAAAGGAGGACTTCGTAAAAATTATGTTGCGCAAAATCGTTGATTTCGTCAAAAAGATATTCTGGACAGAGCCGTGGAGAAATCTGCGGCTCTTATTTTTTATAAAAGGAATAAGAAATATGCTTCAGAAAATTATCGCGTTCGCTATCAACTTCCTGACGCTCAGCTCTCCGTATGACTGGTTGATGGATATTTTTAAGGATGCTCGCCAGCGTAAGTTCCTCAACCCTCTGCGGGAGCTGGAAATCGCGGAGAATCACTTCAACTTCTGTGAGCAGGAGCATATGTCGGCGGCTATTTTCGAGCTGTGCGTGGCTGAAAGTAGAGTTAAAACATTGATGGGCGGTGCTGCATTGTGACGTACTATCATCAAATTTATCGTTGCCGTAAATGTAGGAATGAGTTCTGCCCGGTTACGGTACATACCGAGACTATCATGTATATTGAGCTGAATAATTTCCTGAACAGGGTCAATGGAGAACTCGAGTGGGATCACAAAGATATGCCTTTAGCACCAAGGCTGTATAGGGCGCATACATGTCCGAACGGTGACATCGGCGTTGGCGACTTCATCGGGTACCAGAAGGAGGAACAATGAGTATGTATGAAAAAATCGGCAAGTTTATTGGCGGCGTTCTGGCGGTGACCATTTCCGTTTGCGCGTGGCTGATCATCGTTGCATTCACCCTGAAGTGCCTGTGGTTCATTTTATTCCGGATTCTGCTGTGAGGTGGATGATATGAAAAAACACACCTTTATTTTTTCCTGCACAGACAATGGCAGTGGGCATCAGAGCTTTGAAGTCAGGGCAACCGACAAGCAGGAGGCCATTGAAAAGGGTATGAAATTTGCCAAGAAATATGCCTGTGGCGACATCTGCGGGAACTGGGAGTGTAAGTTGAAGCGGGAGGATCTTTTATGAGATGCTGTCCGGTATGCTATTCAGAAGTGAGGCCTACTGTATGCGAAACAGCGACCGCTAAAACAAGCCTGGAAATCAAGTATAAGATTCGGTGTCGGCATTGTGGATTTGGATGCGATAACGCAGGCAGCGTCATAGTGCAATATGATGAAGAAACAATGAACCCAATAGCAGATGATCATGGTTTACGGAAACTTATTAGAGACTGGGATTCTATTTTGCGAGATCCCGAAAGAGAAAGGATTGCTAACATATGAAAATCGTTGAACCCAAATACGAAATCCTCACTGACATTTCTGAGGGCGGCATCAAGGAACTGCAGCAGATCGAGCGGGTGGCCCGAGTCTGCTACAAGAGCGAGGACAAAATCACACCGGATGGTGAGTCGGCGAAGAAGCTGGTGGGCTTTCTGGTGAAGCAGGGGCATGAGGCTATGCTGGAGCATTCCCAGCTGAGCGTGCTGTTCACTTGTGACCGGGGCATTGCCAGCTGAGCGTGCTGTTCACTTGTGACCGGGGCATTGCCAATGAGCTTGTGCGGCACCGCATTGCGAGCTTTGCACAGGAGAGCACGCGGTACTGCAACTACTCGAAGGAGAAGTTTGAGGGCAGCATTACCGTTGTAGAACCGTTTTATATCGATAAAGAGCAGAATCGCCTGTTCTATCGTAAATGGGTAGAATCCTGCGAATTGGCAGAAAAAACTTATTTTTTGATGCTTATGAACGGCTATCGCCCTGAACAGGCCCGCTGCGTGCTGCCGCTGTGTCTGAAGACCGAGATCGTGGTGACGGCCAACTATCGTGAGTGGCGCAACATCTTCAAGCTGCGTACTCCTGTGGCGGCCCATCCTCAGATGCGTGAGCTGATGTGCCCGCTGTTGCTGGAGGTTCAGAAAAAAATCCCGGTGGTGTTCGATGATATTTACACGTTCTGGCCGGCGGATGACCAGACACGGAAGGGGAGTATGGTGAAGTGATGCGAATTGTGCTGCTCGCAAGCATTATTTTACAAGCTATTGCAATCGGAATGTCTTTTGCTGAGATCATCGGCAAAGAAAAACAGAGAATCATCAGATATACAGGATGGTTCTTGCTTTTGATTTACATGATATTTGGTTGAGGTGATTAACTATGAAAAATCGTATTATTTGCGTCGTTGCATGTATGATGATGCTCGTTGGCTGCCTCGGGTTATGCAGTTGTGGAAACTATAGGGTGTTTGATACGACATTTACCTATTCCTGGGCACAGATTAAGTTGCCCGATGGAACTATTGTTCAAGGCAAAGTGGACAACTGGACTGACTACGAAGGCGATCAGCTGCAAATCACGATTGACGGTACCACATATCTGGTTCATGCAGCGGATGCCGTTATGAAAACCTAAGTGTAGAAAGTACATGGTGAAAGCTGATGCATAAGGTCTTATTCACTATTGGGTTCGCTTGTCAAATCTTCTATTTCGGGAGTCGTTACGGGGTAAAACTTGAGAAAGATATTACTGAAGCAATATTGTGCGTAGGTGCTATATTGGCGCTAGCATCTTTTGCTTTATATTGAAAGAAGGTGATTGCGATGCAGCAGAAAACGTATGATTTTCTTGTGAAGACGCGGAAGGGGAGTATGGTGAAAGAATGAACGATTCCACTTGGGAATTTCTTCTTTGGCTTGGCATTCCGGACAAAATGACCGGCTTCGAACTGCTTGGCGAGACGTTGGAGCAGTCGATGGAGTACGTTCGGAAGGGCAGGAAAATCAACCAGACAGATATTTTCATCAGCCTGAGTAAGCGGCATGGACAATCATACAACTCTATCGACCGAGCGATACGCAGGGCCGTGGATTTTGCGGCTTATCGCACGGATGAGACGGCAAAGCGAAACTTGTGCGAGGTCATGGGAAATGTCTACTATGGGTCGGTTTCGGTCAAAAGCTTTTTGTATGCTGCAGCGGGATGGCTGTTGAAACATGAAGGAGAGATTGAGATATGAAAAATCGTATTATTTGCTGTGCAATGTGCCTAGTGATGCTGGTGGGCTGCCTGTGTGGGTGTTCAGAGGCTGAGAAGGTCAACAAGAACATCTCGAAGCAGGCCAACTACTTTGAGACGGAGCGGCATATCACTGTTTACAACGCTCGAACGGATAAAGTCATTCTCGAAGCGGAAGGCCTGATGTCCATTACGAACAACTCGTCCAACGAGCTGGTGTGTACCATCAAGACCGGGCCTAATACATATAAGAAAAATTATATTTACCTGAATTCCTATACGATGTATGTCGTGGAGGACATTACCGGTACGATGACCGACCCGTACCACTATAAGCTCTACTTCCATACTGATATTCTGCCTGATGTGGAAGTGAAGTCGTGAAGTTGGCGCGAAAATAACAATCTCCTTTATGGAGGTGATTATTTATGAATAAAATCAAAAACTGGTTCGATGACATTCTGTGGATTATCAAGGGCGTAATTTACATTATACTTTTTATAATTTGGTTGACAATTTTTATTTGTATCCCTTTAACGATTTTAGAAGTGTTATGCAAGCTGAAATTATTATCGGAATCCAAATATATAAGCGTGGCCAGAAAATTATTAAAATGGTGGAAAAAGTTAATTATCAACCCGGAAGATGAAGCAATGTTTAAGAAAGCTTATGATTCAGCCAAAAGGTTGGAAAAAAATAATTGAGTTTGGAGCCGTGGAGAAATCTGCGGCTCTTTATTTTTCTATTCTAGGATAAGAATTAAAGGAGGTGATGCCCCATGTAAGAGATGAAAAAGTCCGCCTTTAACACAAAAATGGAGGTTGAACAATTATGGAAGAAATCAAATTTGCAAAAGGCTCTGTTCCGGTGCGAGTAGCTGCGAGAGTTTACGGTCGTGACTCTGCGTGGGTACGGGCTGGTATCATTGGAGGTTGGCTCCCGATTGGCAAGGCCACGAGAAATGGGGCGGTCATCACGGACATCAAGCAGATGGACTCGCGGTATGGGCGTATTTCGTACTACATCTCCCCGAAGCTCCTGTATGAGGAGACGGGATATGTGTGGGATGGCGAGAAGGCGTAAGTTCACAGGTGTGTTTTGCACTTCGTAGGTAGTAAATAAAAAGGGCCTCACATTCGTGTGCTAAGCGAGTGTGAGGCCTGAGTTTTATGGTTTGGTGACGCGAAAATTTCTTGATGCTTTATGAGATGCTTAGTCTCGAAATTATATTTTGGAGGTATGAACTATGAAAGACGAAACTAAAAGACTGATCGAACTGCTGTGGGCCAGCAAAGGGCATATGATTGTTGGCAGCGTGGTAGGCATTGCAGGAATTGCATTTGCAATGCGCGGAGCATACTGGGAAGGAGCACATGCTATGCTTGCTGGCTTGGGCAGAATTGATCTGGAGAAAACTAAGGAAATAGTTGCCGAATCGGAGTATAAAGACTAAGTCGACAACGGAGGTGTGGAGAAATCTACGTCTCTTATTTATTTAGCCAACAAGATACTGTGGATGGAGAAACTTGCAAGAGCGAAGCTATATCAATACCCTTGACGCCGTTCTTGGCTAAGTCTCTAGCCAAAATTGATTTAGCAGTAGACACTCCTTGGGGAAGAACATACGTAGTGAAAATTTGTGACCCTTCTTTAGTAATGGTTTTCGTTTTCATTATGCCATTAGGAAAAACTGCTTTTGCAACTTTTGCCCCAGTTTTGTGGTTTGTTTTGAAGAAAACCTCAATGGCATCCCTTAAACTAGTTGGATTTATAACTCTTGCTAACCTAGAACCCATAATATCCTCCTATGTAACAGTTCTAACAGCGGCCAGTTGCATCGGATTACTGCTACCGGCCTTTACAGGTGCAAGTATAACACCGGAATTTGGAAATAGGTGGATAAAATGTGAACAAACACAAACGAAATCATGAACTGAAAGAACGAATTAACGCTAAAATTGGCTATTCTCAAACATTGAAAAATTAAGAAAGGATATTTTTTGAAAAATCATGCGTATAATCGAACATTATTATAAAATACGAGATTCGCCATGATATGATTTTTGCAGACATTGCGATTTTGAAAAAGTTGGCACGAATTGGCTTGACGCTAGAATATCTCCATGATATTCTTATACTGAAGTAAGGAGGTGCTTTTATGGCACGAACAGTAAAATGTCCTAGCTGTGGCGGCGAGCTTACGGTTAAAGATGAGAACCGCAACTTTATGTTCTGTGAGTATTGCGGGACGAAAGTGCGGCTCGATGACTATCAGGAGACGCATAGGTTTGTGGACGAAGCACGGATTCAGGAGTCTAAGGACGCCAAGGAGCTCGAGCTGAAGAAGCTGGAGTCTGAAGAACGGGTGCGAAAAGATAAAGACAAGGGGTTCTGGATTGTTCTTGTGGGGCTTGTTGTCTTTATGATAGTCTGCTATATCACGAGTCAGTGATGTACAATCGCCAAAATTTACACAAAATTGCCCAAAAGCCCACTTTCTGCCCACTTTTAAAAATATTTTTGGCCGTAAAATTTAACGCAAATACGTTAAAAACATACGAAAAGCCCAAAAACCCACTTTTTTCTTCAATTTAATAAAATTTTTAATAAAATAATATAATAACTAACGCTAAAAAGTGGGCTTTTGGCCACAACACGGAAAATTCACATATTCCTAACAGTTTTCACTTGAACCAAAGTATGCAGAAGTGCTATCGTTGTCGCAACGTATAACACACAGCTCTGATGAGGTGACTACTATGAGAGATGCTGAAAATCATGGTCTGGATCGGGCCCATAGTTTCTCAAACGAAGATGGTTTTGAGGAATGGATGGCATGCGATGCTAATGGCAACGAAGTTCATTGCTATGACAACGGAAGCGTAGAAATTCATACTAAAGAACCACTTTGCCGCTTCTGCGCAGTCCCACTTGTCAAAGCGAGCCGCAAAACGTGGAAGTGTCCACAGTGCGGTAAACGTCGTACATACGAAGGGATAAATAAGCAGTTTTATAGTTTGGCGGATTATACATACGGCAGCCATCCTTTATGCGACGATTATGGTGTATTCATGAACCACGATGAAGGTACTACTTATATGGTTGGTCCGAACGAGCTGTATACAGAGCTGACTTCTGGATACTAAGCATTAAATCAAACAAGTCTCTGCGCTAATCACGCAGGGGCTTTTCTTTTTGCCCAAAACACACCTCGCGTGAAAAATTCACGCGAAAAAATCTGCCTCTTTTATGAGGAGGAGTAGAATGCGTCTCAGACGTGCTCTACTCCTTTTTATTTTGGAGGTTGACATGTTAGAAAACACATTCAAGACTGGTTTGGTGAAAGAGCTGAAGTCTCGCTTTCCTGGCTGCATCGTGCTCCACGCAGACCCCAACGAGATACAGGGTATCCCTGACCTTGTGGTTCTGTATGAAGACACATGGGTAGCATTGGAAGGCAAGAAGTCAGCAAAAGCATCTCATCGTCCGAATCAGGACTACTATGTAGAAAAGATGAACGAGATGAGTTATGCTGCTTTCATCTACCCGGAGAACAAGGAGGAGATACTGAATGAACTGGAACGATCATTCCAGGCTCGTAGGTCTGCACGCCTTTCTGGGTGCGAGTAAGTATCATTGGATAAACTATGATGCTGCACGCCTTGCCGAGACCTATGCCAGCTATCAGGCCAAAGAAAATGGCACAAGGCTGCACGCATTTGCAGCGGAGTGTATCGCCATTGGTCAGAAGCTGCCAAAGAGCAAAAAGACGCTCAACGCCTACGTCAACGATGCCATTGGCTTCCGTATGACACCGGAACAGGTGCTCTATTATTCGGACAACTGCTTCGGAACGGCAGATTCTATCACTTTTAAGAACAATTTACTGCGAATCCACGACCTCAAGACCGGAGCTGTTCCTGCACATATGGAGCAGCTCTTTATTTATGATGCGCTTTTCTGTCTGGAGTACCGCGTACATCCGCAGGACATCCAAATTGAGAATCGCATTTATCAGAACGATGATGTCTTTACGGTCAACCCGACCGAGGCTGAAATCAAGCCTATCATGGACAAAATCATCGAGTTCGATAAAATCATTACGGAATTGAAGTTAGGAGAAGCAGCATGAATCCGATTGAAAAAGACATCAAATTCTTTTATGATGTGGACGACGAGACCGACAGCCTCGAACACTACGGTACCAAGCGCCACTCCGGCCGCTATCCTTGGGGCTCTGGTGAGAATCCTTATCAGCGTTCCGGCGATTTCCTTTCCCGTGTGGAAGAGCTTGAAAAAAGCGGTAAGTTTACTGAAAAAGAACTCGTTGCTCAAATAAATGCCACACTCCCCGAGGAGTATAGGATGAGCACGACAGAGTTCCGATATGCTCGAAAGGTGGCCGCTAATCAGCGAAGAGCGCTTCAGTACGATCAGGTCCGTGCACTGAGAGAAGATGGTTTTGGATGGGTCGAAATTGGAAACAAGCTCGGTATTTCGGAGTCATCGGTGCGCTCTATTTATAAAGGTAACGCTGGTAAAAAAGAAACCGATACCAAAGCACTTGTGGAAACCCTGAAAAAAGAGGTTGACAAGAAAGGCATGGTTGACGTTTCCGAAGGCGTCAATCAGGTCCTGGGTGTTTCGCCTGACAAACTTGACGAAGCAATCTATCGACTTGAGGCTGAATATGGTTATCAGCGCTACGGCGTTGGCATTCGGCAACCTACCAATATTAACCAGCAGACCAATGTGATGGTTATTGCAAAACCTGAGTACAACCAGAAATATGCGTATGAGCATCAAGGTGATATTCAGTCTTTGGGTGACTACCATTCGGATGATGGTGGTGAGACATTCCAGAAGCTCCAGCGTCCGTCCAGCATGAGTTCCGACCGCGTTGCGATTCGCTATGGTGACGAAGGCGGTCTGGACAAAGACGGTGTTATCGAGATTCGGCGCGGTGTAGATGACCTGAGCCTTGGTAACAGCCATTACGCACAGGTTCGTATCATGGTGGATAACAGTCACTACCTCAAAGGTATGGCTGTCTACTCTGACGATGTGCCTGATGGATATGATGTCATTTTCAATACGAATAAACCCTCTGGCACACCCAAGATGAAGGTGCTCAAACCCATCAAGGACGACCCGGACAATCCCTTTGGTGCAGCACTGACTGCAGCAGGTCAGAGCGAATACATTGGCGCTGACGGTCAGAAGCATCTGTCTCCTATCAACAAGCTTCGCGAGGAAGGCGAGTGGGACACGATGGCAAAAAATCTGTCCTCGCAATTCCTTTCTAAACAACCCATCAAACTCATCAAGCAGCAGCTCAATCTTACTCTGGCCGACCGCAAAGCCGAGTACGAAGAGATAATGCAATGTACCAACCCGACCATCAAGCAGAAACTTTTAATGGACTTCGCAGACACCTGTGAGGGCAACTCCATGACTCTAAAGGCTTCTTCTTTCCCCGGTCAGTCTACCAAGGTCATCCTGCCGCTGACCAAAATCAGCGAGAAAGAGTGCTACTGCCCGACCTATGAGAACGGCACACAACTCGCACTGATTCGCTATCCTCATGCGGGCACTTTCGAGATTCCTATCGTCACGGTCAACAACAAAAATGTTAGCGGTAAGCGGAACTTCGGCAACATTCAGGATGCTATTGGTATCAACTCCAAGGTTGCAGAGCGTTTGTCCGGCGCAGACTTCGACGGTGATACGGTTGTTGCTATCCCCATTTCCAGCAAGGTGGCTGTCAAAGCAACGCCTGCGCTGAGAGGGCTGAAAGACTTCGACCCCAAGACTGCTTATGCTGTCCCGGAAGGCAACCCGAATGGCGTGCGCCTGATGAAAAAGGAAGAAAAGCAGAAAGAGATGGGAATCATCTCGAACCTTATCACGGACATGACACTTCGCGGTGCTCCTCCTGAGGAAATCACCCGTGCAGTTAAGCATTCGATGGTCGTCATTGATGCAGAGAAGCACAAGTTGGACTACAAGCGGTCTGAGCGGGAGAATGGCATTCAGGAACTGAAGAAGAAGTGGCAGATCCGTGTGGATGAAGACGGCAATGAGCGGTTTGGTGGTGCATCCACGCTGCTGTCTCGTCGTAAGCAGACCGTATATGTCCCTGAACGTACCGGAAGCGCTCATGTTGATCCCGAAACGGGAAACCTCGTTTATAAAGAGTCCGGACGTACTTATATTGATCCAAAGACAGGCAAGCGAGTAGAGGCGCAGACAAAGGTCAGTCTTATATCGCAAACCCTCGATGCGCAGACACTCTCATCAGGCACAATACAGGAAAATTTGTACGCTGATTTTTCTAATCAGTTAAAGAACCTCGCTAGAAAAGCACGGTTAGAAGCCGTACATACTGAAAATATGGAATATAATCCAGCTGCGGCAAAAGAGTATCGGACTGAAGTTCAATCTATTGATGCTAAGCTGAAAGCTGTGATAGACAACAAGCCGAAGGAACGCCGTGCAATGATAATTGCCAACGCAAATATCAAGGCTAAAATTCAGGCACAAGGTCTTGACCCTAAGAAAGACAAGAAGGAAATTAAAAAGATTTCTGCTGTCGAGATGCAGCGTGCTCGTGATTCGGTTGGGGCAAGCGGAAGTAAAACACGTATTACGTTTACCGATCGCGAATGGGAGGCTGTCCAAGCTGGAGCGATTACGCATACTAAGTTGACGAAGATTCTCAACGCATCTAAGCCGGACGAAATCGTTAAACGTGCGATGCCGAAGACTGCTACTGTGATGACCAACGCGAAGATGGCCAAAGCAAAAGCGATGCTCGCCAACGGGTATACCTATAACGAGATTGCAAAAGCTTGCGGTGTTCCTGAGTCCACTGTTTACAGTGCTCTGAATAAGTAAGGAAGGCTTTGAACTATGATTCGATGCTTTTTAACAACGACCGATAACCCTTATAATCCCTACAGCCAGTTCGACGACTGGTATCGTTTCGATATGGATAAGGGCTACAACTCCTGCGGTCTGCTGATGCGGGTGGCCTATACCTCTGACCAGCTGACGGATGCAGAGAACGCATACGAAATTGAGCAGGCTATTGACAAAATCATCGCCAACGACCCGCTCAACATCTACAAGAAGCTCAAGATGGAGGTCGAAGACGACACGACCCTTGCGCAAAGCGCGTAAGGGGATAGGGAGGGGGTCGCAAAATCAACACCCCCTCTCAAATCGCGCCGGTCTTTGATATTTCTCCGGAGGGATAATTGATATTTGGGCTTTCAGGCCCTGGTGTCAGTTTTCCATTGATATTTTTACAAAGTAAAAACGCCAGTATCTGATTCGTGGTCAGGCACGGGCGTTTTGTTGGTTAGTTGTTCTCTTCGCTGTCTTTGGCAATGGAGTAAAGCTCGGCCATTCGGTTAAGGATTACTGCTGCGCCTGGAAGAAGCTCTTCGACAGTCGATTTGCGTGCGGACTGTTGCACTGGAAGAGCTTTTGCGGCTGCTCGAATACGTTTGTTGCGCATATAAGACATACCTCCTTTACATTAGAGTTTGATGTGTGTTCCAATTTACTTTGATTTTTTCGTGCTCTAAGTATACGAGGATGTTCTGAAATGTCAACCGGAAATTAAGACGAAAATTTGTTCTGTAATCTTATGGCAGAACAAAACAACTAATCATGTAAACTTGCCGAGGTCTGGGGAGTAGACCGGGCTTCGGCGGTTTTTCTAAGGGTTCACGGGTACACTCCCTTATTATACCTTCGTGGTACGGGTATGGATACGTTTTCATGATCGTTCAACCTCCAATAGAACTTTCCAAAAATCATCTCCTCCTTTTGTGTCGAGTTACTGCTTTGCTCTGACATACCCGTGAACCCTTAGAAAAGCCTTTTATTTTTGTCATGAAGTTATGCATGACAAACTTTGCAAAAACAAAAAACGCCAGCAATGGCGGGTAAACCAAAATCTGGCGGATGAGAACGCGAACGATATTTGACAGAATTTTACAGAAAGGATGGTGCCGGAAATGGGCGCAAGAAAAACTTCCGGCGCTGACCTGCCCGCAATGAGGCCGGCACTGACTCCGGAAGCACGAGAAAACCAGATGATCTCTCTGGCAATGGACTTGGTGGAAAAGCGGATACGGGAAGGAACAGCCTCTTCTGCAGAGACCACCCACTTCCTGAAGCTGGCGACGAGTAAGACGATGCTGGAAAAGCAGAAGCTCGAGGAAGAGAACAAGCTCCTGCGGGCTAAGACTGAGGCCATCAATGCAGCAAAGGACAACGAGGAGCTGTACCTGGAAGTGCTCAAGGCCATGAAAGAGTATTCCGGCGAGGATGATGGCGAAGGAGAAGAGTATGAGTGCTGAGGTGTTCCGGATGCTTTGGGTCGTGGCAGTCCCGGCGTTGTTTGGAGAGGTGTTCTGGTTCAGTGAATACGGCGGCGTGAACGAGAAACAGGACAATATGGTGTGGGCCGTGTTTTTTGCGACAGTTACATTCCTGATTGCGGGTGCATTTGCAATGGACCACGGGTACATCTGAGAAAGAGGCGGCTCTATGACAGAGTTCGAGAGGATACTGTTGTCGAGCTTCCTTGCATGTTTTGCGGCCTTTCTGCTGGCGGTATGGCTGGGGAAGAAACCGGATAATACCTTGAGTTGGATTGCACTTTGCGGGGCGGACCTACATGGCATGATATTACTGGTGTACGAACTCATGAGGACACTGAAATGAAAAGCTACAGCGAGATGTGCCGATGCGGGACGTACGAGGAGCGGCTGGCATATCTGCAGCTGCACGGAGAGGTTGGTAAAGATACCTTTGGGTTTGACCGATACCTGAACCAGGACTTTTACCGCTCGAAGGAGTGGCGACAGTTCCGGGACAGGATCATCGTGCGGGACGGAGGCTGCGACCTCGGGTGCAAAGACCACCCGATCGTGGACATCGCACTCAGCGGCGGAAAGATGAGCCGGGCGCGCATTACGATACACCACATCAACCCTCTGACGAAAGAGGATATTCTCGAGCACCGGGAAGCACTGTTCGACCCGGAGAATGTCATCAGCGTGTCGGATGCGACACACAAGGCCATCCATTACGGGGACGAGAGCGCCCTGAAGCCGACGTATGAAGAACGTAGACCGGGCGATACATGCCCATGGAGGAAGGTGTTTTGACAATTTAAGAAAGAAATCGGGTGTAAACTTAGTAGCAAAAGTGACTGGGAGAATTTGACATGAAGATGATAAGAGACTATAATATAGTAAAGTATGTCAACTCTATCATAGGAGGACGTCAAATGCTTCTGGACGGAATTCTTAGTCCCTATAATTTCTGTAAAAGGTATTCACTGAATGATAGCGTGCTGGACTATATCGGTTATATAGATGAAGAACCGTTTTATATCCCTCCATCTTTTAGCGATGTAAAGACAGAAAAAACACTGTCAACTTTGAAGCCTAAGTTTGTCTTGCTTTCTGCTCCTGGCGCAGCAGGAAAAAGTTCGTTAGCAAAATATATTGCACATCGGTTTAATGCCCTTTACTGGAATCTGGCAAAGGTCAAAGTGGGCACGAATAGTTTTGCGGGCTCTATTCTTAACGCCGTAGGTGCACCGAAATATTCAGAGTTCATAGCTGATTTGAATGTTGGCAATGTCCTGTTAGTTATTGATGCCTTTGACGAAGCAGAAATTATTTCTGGAAGAAAAATGCTGAATGGTTTTATCGCAGATATTAGCGATAGCTTGTCGGCGCATACGATGCCGACAGTCTTTTTGCTGGCAAGAACGGAAACTGCTCAATATATTGCTTCGTTCTGTGCGGAAAACAAAATTTCTGTCGCTCATTACGAAATAGGATTTTTTGATGAATCTGCGGCTAAGTATTTCGTTGTGAAAAGCATTGCAGGAAAGAAAACTCCGACAAAGCCTGACGCCGAATGTGCAGAAAAGTATTATAATGTGGTTAAAAGCAATATCACGGACGACGAAAGGTTGTCTTTTCTGGGATATGCTCCGGTATTGGAAGCAATATCGACACATATTAAGGAATCGCCTAATCGTCAAAAAATGATTAGTGAACTTTCGAATCAGAAAGATTGCGTGGCTATTATCACAAAAATAATGGACGATCTACTTAACCGTGAGCAGACAGAAAAAGTAAGTCTGGCGTTTAGGGAGAGATGCGCAGCCGCCCACCCGGAGTTTACTGACTGGGGAAAGGTGTATTCACCAGAGGAACAGTTGGTTAGAATCATATACTACATTATCTTCCAAGATTGCAGCTATAAAAATTATGAATTAAACTTTTTGCCGCCGCAGTTAGTCGCTGAATATCAGTCGATAATTGATTCCTTTTTACCGCAGCACCCATTTATAAGGAACAGTGCCATAGGAAATGGGCTCGGAAAAAAGATTGATTTCACGGGGCCGGCATTTAGAGATTATGCTTTAGCTAAAATCATACTGAATGAGGAATATGAGACCTTAGCGGATATGTACTTTGAAAGTTCGCAAAGTCAGGCTTATGTCCTCTCGCAGATTTTCTTCGACTGCTATATGCGGATTTCCAATAAAATGGTTCAGCCAAATCATATTTCTTATGTGTATGATTCTTTCAAGGCCAAGGCTACTGTGTATGAGCGTCCGTATTTGGAATGCACAGAGATTCCTGCATCAGAAACAGAGAACGCAAAATGCATGGTAGTGTTCGGAATGATTCCTGGACAAAAGAACGCAATAAAAAGAGAAGATTATATTGCTGAAATAAATTTGACCGAGCAACCGTTAGAATTTGATCAGCTCGTCAGTGTTTCTATTGATATACCTGATGCGGAAGTGTATGTTGGGAAGGCAGGGATGGACTGTAGAATTTACAACTCGTCTGTCATTTGTAAAAAAATTGAGTTAAAGGCGAGAAATATTTCTATTGAGTCGTACGATCCCGAGAGTTGCTTACTTGTTGCACATGAAGGATTCACGGGAGAACCCGTAATGATTGATGTTGCAAAAGCAGACAATTTAAGAGTCAACGCACCAAATCTAAAGAACTACTATTCACTGATTCCATACAACTATGATTTTGAGGATATATCAAATTTTGATATTGTAAAGTTCATTCATGCGATGCGGTGTATTCTGGTAGAATTCAGAACACATCGCAAGGATACTTTGGCCAAAACGGCGGATAGAATCGAACATGTTACGGTTGGTAATAGTGTTATAAAACGGCAGGTGCTGGATTATCTGAAGGCTTGTGGAATAATTTATGAGTCTTTTCATCTTTACAAGATTGACGAAGCAAAAATGCAGGAAAAAGGTATTTTCTTTAATGCATTGTCTCGCATGGACACTGTTCTGATGAATCCAGCGTTCCTCGATTTCTGTAGATGGGCTGATAGCTCTAACTGAATAAATTTTTCTGGCGCACTGACTTGACAGTCGGTGCGCTTTTTCTTTTCTATAAGGAGTAGTTATGGACAGCATTCTGACAAGCGTGAAGAAGCTGCTGGGGATAGCGGAGAGCTACACGGCGTTTGATGCGGACATCATCATGCACATCAACGCGGTATTTCTGGTGCTGCAGCAGCTGGGAGTCGGGCCGGAGAAGGGCTTTGGCATCGTGGACGCAAGTGCCGTGTGGGACGACTTTCTGCCCGGAGACGAGCGGGTGAAGGCCATCGCGTCCTACATGGGCGCAAAGGTAAGGCTCGCGTTCGACCCGCCGCAGAGTTCGACCGCCATGGAGGCGCTGAAAAATACCGTTGCAGAAATGGAGTTCCGGCTGAACATCGAGTTTGATAAAACAGAGGCATGACAATGGAACTGAACGAAAAGCTCATCTTTGGCACGGTTTTGCGCTCAACCGATGAGTCAGACGAATATGGCATTTGCAGGAAATGCGCTCGATTCAAGACAAATGCATGTCCAAACGCGGCACGGTGTTTCAGCACGCTTCATAAGCCTTATTTCGAACCTAAAATGAACGACTGACAGGAGAACTGAATCATGGCACTCTCGAACACGGCCACGCCCATCTACTACGGCCGGTTCAGGGAGGCCGTGATGCGGGGCGAGATACCTGTCTGCCGGGAAATTTCAATGGAAATGAACCGGATAGACGACCTCATCGCAAACCCGGGCGTTTACTACGATGACAAGGCCGTCAACGGCTTTATCAAGTTCTGCGAGAGGGAGCTGACGCTGACCGACGGCAGTGATCTGAAACTGCTGGACAGCTTCAAGCTCTGGGCAGAGGAGATCTTCGGCTGGTACTACTTTGTGGAGCGGAGCGTGTACGTGCCGGACCCCGGCGGACATGGGGGACACTACGAGCGCAAGCGTATCAAGAAGCGGCTCATCACCAAGCAGTATCTCATCATCACCCGTGCGGCCGCAAAGACCATGTATCTGGAGTGCTTACAGGCCTACTTTATGACGGTGGACAAGAGCACGACCCAGCAGGTGACGACTGCCCCCACCATGAAACAGGCAGAAGAAGTCCTATCGCCGTTCCGGACAGCACTGGCGCGGGCGAGAGGGCCTGTTTTTAAGTTCATGACCATGGGCAGCATCCAGAACACCACGGGTGCGAAGAGCGACCGGGTGAAGATGGCCTCCACCAAGAAGGGAATCGAGAATTTCCTGACGGGCTCACTGCTGGAGATACGCCCCATGACCATCGAGAAATTACAGGGTCGGCGCGACCGTGTGGCGACCGTGGACGAATGGCTCTCCTGCGACATCCGGGAAGACCCCATCGGCGCCATTGAGCAGGGCGCAGCCAAGAACGAAGATTATCTCATCGTGGCGGCAAGCTCGGAGGGTACTGTCCGAAACGGCTGCGGCGACACCATCAAAATGGAGTTGATGGAGATCCTGAAGGGCGAGTATGTCAACCCGCATGTCTCCATCTTCTACTACAAGCTGGACTCTATCGACGAAGTAGGCAAGCCAGAAATGTGGCTGAAGGCGAACCCGAACCTCGGGCAGACGGTGAGCTACGAGACTTACCAGCTGGATGTGGAGCGCGCGGAAAACTCGCCCGGCGCACGGAATGATATTCTGGCCAAGCGCTTCAACCTGCCGATGGAAGGCTACACCTACTTCTTTACTTATGAGGAGACCCTGCGGCACCGACACCGGGACTTCTGGCAGATGCCCTGTGCCATGGGCGCTGACCTTTCGCTGGGCGACGATTTCTGCTCGTTTGACTTCCTGTTCCCGCTGGAGAACGGATATTTCGGGGTGAAAACGCGGGATTATATCACCAGCTACACCCTCTCACAGCTTCCGCTGGCGATGCGGCAGAAGTACGAGGAGTTCATGAACGAAGGCACTTTGCAGGTGTTTGACGGGACTGTGCTGGACATGATGCAGGTTTATGACGACCTCGACGCCTACATCCTGCAGAGCGAGTACGACGTGCGGGCCTTTGGCTACGACCCCTACAACGCGAAGGAATTCGTGGAGCGGTGGGCGCAGGAGAACGGCCCCTTTGGCATCGAGAAGGTCATTCAGGGCGCAAGGACAGAGAGCGTACCGCTGGGCGAACTGAAGAAGCTGAGCGAACAGAGAAAGCTGCTGTTCGACGAGGCACTTATGGAGTTTGCTATGGGCAACTGCATCACGCTGGAGGACACCAACGGGAACCGGAAGCTCTACAAGCAGCGGCACGACAAGAAGATCGACGCCGTGGCGGCGCTGATGGATGCCTACGTGGCGTGGAAGCTGAACCGGGATGCATTTGAGTGAGGTTATATATGATAGGTGACTGGTGGGATCGTATCGCCCATGCAATCAGTTTGAAGTGAAGGCAGGTGAGAAATCAAAATGGACTACTGGAAATTCATGGAGCACGGGCTGTTTGGGAAGGGCAGTGCGCGGAAGCTGACATTGCAGGGAAAGTGAGGTGACAGCAAAGTGCAGAGATACAAAGATGAGCTGTACCACTGGGGCATCAAGGGCATGAAGTGGGGCGTGCGGCGATACCAGAACAAGAACGGCACCCTGACGGCGGCCGGAAAGAAGCACTACAGCGGAGATGGGAATGCAGGCGAGGACGCCGAACAGGTGGAGTATGCGCCGAAAAGAACGGGCAAAGATGCAAGTGCGTATACCGATGAGGAGCTCCGTGCGAGAATCAGCCGGATGCAGATGGAAGACCAGTACCGTACCCTCATGGGAAAAACAGATGTCCGGGTGGATGACCCCAACCGTGAATTGAAAATCGAAAAAGAAAGGCTCCAGCTCCAGAAGGAAGTCAAGGAACTTCGGAAAGAAGTTTATGAAGGCAAGAGCTTTGTCAAAGACATCATTTCGGACGGAACCAAGAAATTTGCAACGAAGGCCGTTGATAACATTGAATCTCAGGGAGCTAAGTGGATTGCCGTGAACGTACTCCACAATCCCGAACTGGGCAATATGTTCGTCCCGGATAAAGGCAAAAAGAACGACGATAAGAAGGACGATAATAAGTAAACCTCTTACCGCTTCGGTCCCGCCGAAGGCTGGCGCCTTGCGGAGCTCCCCTATCAGGAGAGCCGTGAATCAAGGAGAATCAAAATGGAACTTTCATTTGGCTCCAGACTGAAACACGCCTGGAACGCATTTCTGAACCGGGACCCTCCCAGGGTGTACGGAGGGGGCTACAGCTACCGGCCAGACCGGCCAAGGCTGAACCGGACGACCGACCGCACCATCCTGACGGCAATTTACGCCCGGATGGCGCAGGACGCCACAGCTATCACCATAAACCACGTAAGGCTCGACGAAAACGACCGCTTCGATGCGGTGTTGGACTCGGGCCTTAATTCTTGTCTGAACTTGTCGGCCAACAAGGACCAGACGGGCAGGGCTCTGCGGTACGACATCTATCTCTCCCTGCTGGACGAAGGGGTCATTGCCATCGTTCCGGTGGACATTGACGAGGACCCGGTGACGGGGGAGACAGAGATCTGCTCGATGCGGGTGGGCAAGGTGAAGGAGTGGTACCCGGACGATGTACGGGTGGAGCTTTATAACGACAGGACCGGGCAGAAGGAAGAAGTCATCCTGCCGAAAGAGCGGGCGGCTATCGTGGAGAACCCCTTCTACTCTGTCATGAACGAGCCCAACAGCACCGTCCAGCGGCTCATCAGCAAGCTGCGCATCATGGATGCCGTGGACGAGCAGGCCGGAAGCGGAAAGCTCGACCTCATCATCCAGTTGCCCTACACCGTGAAAAGCCCTGCCCGGAAAGAACAGGCGCAGGAGCGGCGGAAGACACTGGAAGAGCAGCTGGCGGGCAGCCGATACGGCATCGGCTACATCGACGCCACGGAGCATATCACCCAGCTGAACCGGAGCCTCGAGAACAACCTGCTGAAAAGCATCGAGTACCTGACCAACATGGCTTACAGCCAGCTGGGGCTGACGCCGGAGATCATGAACGGCACAGCAGACGACACTGTCATGACCAATTACGAGAACCGAGTCATCGAGCCCCTTGTGGCGGCTGTGGTGGACGAACTGAAGCGGAAATTCCTGAGCCGCGAAGACCTCAAGGCTAAGCTGAGCATCATGTACTTCCGCGACCCGTTCAAGCTGGCACCCGTCTCGATGGTGGCAGAGATGGCAGACAAGTTTACCCGTAACGAGATCATGACGTCGAATGAGTTCCGTCAGGTCATCGGAATGAAACCCTCGAAAGACCCCAAGGCAGACCAGCTGCTGAACAAGAATCTTTCTCCCAACGCGGGACAGGCGGCACAGATTGGCAGTGACCCCCGCCGCAAGAGGGCGAGAGGCTGTGGAGCAGATGGTAAATGAATCTTAAAAGAAAGGAGAAATCAAAATGGTGAATTTTGACTACGACTGCAGCGGCTGGGCGACGAAGGCGAACACCAAGTGTTACGACGGGCTGACCATTGCGGAGGACGCATTCAAGGGCTGCAGCGGCCAGACTGTGCCGATGGTGTACAACCACGACCACTCGAGCCTTGACAATGTCATTGGTCACGCACTGCTGGAAAACCGCAAGGGCGGGGTCTACGCCTACGCCAAGTTCAACGACACGCCCACCGGCCAGACGGCCAAGAAGTGCGTGGAGAACGGCGACCTGAACGCTTTTTCCATCTGGGCCAACGGTCTGCAGAAGGCCGGACAGGTGGTGAAACACGGCGTCATCCGGGAACTGAGCCTCGTACTGGCAGGCTGCAACCCCGGCGCGCTCATTCAGGAAGTGGTGAAGCACAGCGCTGACAATATGGACGATGAGGGCTGCGAAGCCTTTATCTTTAACGACCCGGGCAGTCTGAGCCTCGAACATGGCATGGACCCGGAGGGCAACCCGTTGGAGGAGGCCGTACTGGCCCACTCCGACGACAACAAGGAGGACGGCAAGATGGCCGAGGAAACCAACGGTAAGACGCTCGAAGAGGTCTACAACAGCATGACCGACGAGCAGAAGGAATGCTGCCATGCACTGGTGGGTCTCGCTCTGGAAGAGCAGGACGGTGACGGCGGCGAAGACGAGGAGGATGAAAGCGACATGAAGCACAATGTTTTCGACAAGGATGCGGGCAAGCAGACCGTGCTGAAGCACAGCATCGACGACATCAACAGCATCATCAAGGGTGCAAAGACCAGCGGCACCCTGAAGGCGGCCTTCGACAACGCCGGCGTGGAGCAGGGCGAGATCGATGAGCTGAGCCACGGCATCGACAATATCGACTGGCTGTTCCCGGAAGACCACCTGCTGGATACCACGCCCCGCATCATCGACAAGCCCGACGACTGGGTGAGCGTAGTGATGGGCGGCGTGAAGCACATCCCGTTCAGCCGCTCCAAGAGCATGTTCGCAGATCTGACCCCCGAAGATGCCCGTGCCAAGGGTTATGTGAAGGGCAATTATAAAATCGAAGAGGTCTTTGGCCTGCTGCGCCGCTCCACCGGCCCGACCACTGTGTATAAGAAGCAGAAGCTCGACCGCGACGACGTGAGCGACATCACCAGCTTCGATGTGGTGTCCTGGCTGCGCAACGAGATGCGCTACAAGCTGAACCGTGAGCTGGCGCTGGCCTATATCCTGGGCGATGGCCGTCAGGCGGCAAGCGAGGACAAGATCGACGAGAACTGCATCCGTCCTATCTTCAACGATGCCGACCTGTTTACCATCAAGGTACAGGTGGCTACGACCGGCCTGAGCAAGGTGGAGGACAAGTACAAGGCCTTCATCAAGCAGGTTATCCGCAGCCGCAAGGAGTACCGCGGCAGCGGCACCCCGACTATGTTCACCACCGAGGACGCTCTGACCGAGATGCTCCTGCTGGAGGACGGCATGGGCCGCTCGCTCTACGCCGACGAGGCTGCTCTGGCCCGCAAGCTGCGCGTGAGCAAGATCGTCACGGTGCCTGAGATGGACGGCCGCAAGGGTGCCAAGGGCGGTGATCTGGCCGCCGTTATCGTGAACCTCAGCGACTACACCGTGGGCGCAGACAAGGGCGGCGCTGTCTCCATGTTCGACGACTTCGACATCGACTACAACGCCATGAAGTACCTCATCGAGACCCGCTGCTCCGGCGCACTGACGACTCCCTACAGCGCTATGGCCATCGAGTGGGCGGTCTGATAGAGCACTGGATACCCTCTCCGTCAGCTCAGCTGACACTTTTCCTCAGAGGGCAGGCACAGAATAAACCTCTAAGGCGCTTTAACTTTAGAGCGCTCGCCCGTTAGGACCTCTCTGTCGGCTGCGCCGACACCTTCCCTTGAAAGGGAAGACTTTGGCAGGACGGTTTTGAGACTGCTGGACGAATGAAATTTCGTCTGGGCGTAAACGGCAGTGCGCTGCTAGAGAGGGCAGACACTGCAAAAGAAAGGAGATCAAAAATGACCCTGAAACCTTTTTATGACCGTACCGAGGATGTACACGTGGGCGCATATGTCGCTTACGGCCACACCGACGGCAAGCTGTACGCTGACGCCGAGCACAAGATGAAGGTGAGCGCCGCCGACCTTGGCCGCGCCTTCATGCTGGGCCGCCTTATCGTGTGCGACGGCAAGAACTACTTTGCGCCCATCGCATACGCAGAGGCCACCGGCGTGAAGACCTATGACGGCACTGCCGCCAAGACCTGGACGGCAAGCAAGGAGTAAACCTCTCAGGCGCTTCGCGCCAGCTTCCCTACCGAGGGGAGGTTTTTCAAAATGGTAAGATACTCCTTGCCCAAGGATGAATAAACTTTACCGCCCTGCCAAAGCCTCTCCTCGCCAGGAGAGATGGCATTGAGCGAAGCGAAATGACGGAGAGGTTATTATGGCAAAGTGGTTTGGAAAAATCGGCTTTGAAGGGCAGACTGTGGAGACAGCGCCCAGTGTCTTCACCGAGGAAACGGTGGAGCGCGAATACTATGGCGATGTGCTGGAGTGGGGCCGACAGCTGCAGGCAGGGGATGGAGTGAACGACAATGTCACGTTCCAGAACCGGCTGAGCATCGTGGCAGACCCTTTTGCCCACGAGAATTTCGGCTCCATGCGATACGCCGAATTTGGCGGCGTGAAATGGAAGGTGACGGACGTGAAAGTACAGTACCCGCGCCTCATCCTGACATTCGGAGGGATATACCATGAGTGAGCAGAGACTGAGGCTGGACGGCATTCTCCGGAGGGTGCTGCAAGAAACTGTCGGAGAAATACATCTGTACTATCAGCCGCCCGCCAACCTGAAAATGCAGTACCCCTGCATCCGATACGATTTGAACCGCATCCGCAATGTACACGCTGACGGCCACGTCTATCTCCAGCACCCTTCCTACACGGTGACGGTGATGACCAAGACCCCGGACAGCGACCTCACAGCGGCCGTGTCACGCCTCGACCAGTGCAGACACGACCGCTCTTATATTGCGGACAATTTATACCATGACGTGTTCACTATGACCGTCTGAAAAACAAAAAGGAGGAACAAGACCTATGAGCAAACTGGAATGGGATAAGACCGGCGAGCGCCTGTATCAGCTGGGCGTTGACCACGGCGTCGTTTTCCCGATGGTGAAGGGCAAGTATAGCACCGGCGCACCCTGGAACGGCCTGACCGCTGTGAATGAGAGTCCCGACGGCGCAGACCCCAACGACATCTACGCCGACAACATCAAGTACGCGTCCATCCGCTCGGCAGAGAACTTCAAGTACACCCTCGAGGCACTGACCTATCCGCCCGAGTTCGAGCAGTGTGATGGCTCTGTCGAGGTGGCAAAGGGCGTGAGCATCGGTCAGCAGAAGCGCTGCCCCTTCGGTCTGAGCTACCGCACCCGCATCGGTGCAGACGACGACCCCGAGAAGGGCTACATCATCCATCTGGTATGGAACAGCACCGCTTCGCCCTCGGACAAGAGCCACGAGACCGTGAACGAGAATCCGGACGCCGAGACCTTCAGCTGGGAGTGCGACACCACCCCGACTCAGGTGACTGGCTACAAGCCCACTGCCCACATGACCATCAACTCCACCCTCATCGAGGCTGCAAAGCTCAAGCAGCTGGAGGACAAGATCTACGGCACCGAGAACAGTGAGAGCACCCTGCCCACTCCGGACGAGGTCATCAAGCTGCTGGGCGGCGTTACCGAGGCAGCTTCCTCTAACGTGGGAGTCTGATAGGAAAGGACGATTCGAATGATCAAGAAAGTAATTCCGTACACCGACTTTGACGGCAATCCGCGCGTCGAAGAGTTCTGGTTCAATCTGACCAAAGCCGAGATGATGGACCTTGGCCTGAGCAAGGACGGCGGCTACGACAAGTACATGGAGCAGCTGATGCACAGCACCAAGGTGGGTGAGGCCATCGAGGTGTTCAAGAAGATCCTGCTGCTGGCTTACGGCAAGAAGAGCCTCGACGGCCGCAAGTTCGAGAAGAGCCCTGAGATCACCGCAGACTTTGTGGCGACTCAGGCTTACTCCGACCTCTACGTGGAACTGGCAAGCGACCCGGACAAGGCCGCAGAGTTCATGAACGGTGTGATGGGCGCAGACGTCCGCAAGATGGTGGCCGAGAACGAGGCCAAGGCGAAGGCCGCCGAAGTTTCTGCCGCTGTGGCCGCAAACAACGCCCGGGCGCTGGCCGTGGCGGACCCGCAGTAAAACCTCTCAGTCTCGCTTCGCTCGACAGTTCCCCTTGTAGGGGAGCCTTTGGCATATCGGGCCACTCTAAGCTGGATGAGAGAAGCCCAATAGGGCGTAAACGGCAGTGCGCTGCTACAGAGGGCAGGTTTCATAGAAACCTTATCTTGAAAGTGGAGCACTGTCGATTGTGAAACGAAGAACACATATCAACTAAAAAACAAGCCTGACCGTCACGCCAGAGCCTCTCCTTTTGGGAGAGGTGGCTGCGCAGCAGACGGAGAGGCTATGACAGGGAGAGTGACGAGATGCTGACCATCCAGATACCCGGTGAAGAATACTGGGATGCTGACCGGGAGGAATTCATCTGCCGGAAGGCCACAACGCTGGCGCTGGAGCACTCGCTGCTCTCTCTGTCTAAATGGGAAAGCAAGTGGCACGTGCCGTTTCTCGACGCAAAAAACGGGCTGACCCCGGAGCAGATGCAGGACTATGTGCGCTGCATGACCCTGAACAAAGGGGTCCCGGACGAAGCATACCGCCATCTGACGCAAGAGAACTGCACGGCTATTTATACATATATGAACGACCCGATGACCGCAACATGGTTCCGGGAAGACGAGAATACAAACAAAGCCGGACCCCGCTCAGGAAAAAGCACCGCAAGTGCTGTGACGAGCGAGGTCCTGTATTATGACATGGTGGAGCTGGGCATCCCGTTCGAGTGCGAAAAGTGGCATCTGAACCGGCTGCTGACCCTCATCCGTGTCTGCAATGAAAAGCACAAGCCGCCCAAGAAGGTATCGAAGAGCGAACAGGCGGCCCGGAGAAAGGCGCTGAACGCCAAGCGAAAGAAAGAGCTTGGGACGAGAGGATAGCTGCTCTTTGTCTGAGCTGGACGAACAGAGTTCAATAGGGCGCGAAGGGGCTGGCACTGCTACAGAGAGAAGGTGGGTTCGTGTCCAAAGTTATTCTGTTCCGGCAGAAAGGCAGCTTCAAGAAGACGGAGCGCTTCCTGAAAGGTGTCAGCGCCGGGAGACTGGACGCTGTGCTGGAGGGATACGGTCAGAAAGGCGTGGAAGCGCTGGCGGCGGCAACGCCCAAGAAGACCGGAAAGACGGCTGCCAGCTGGAGCTACCGGGTGGAAAAGGGCAAAGACAGCATCGCCATCATCTGGTCGAACTCGAACATCGTGGACGGAACGCCCATCGCCGTTATCCTGCAATACGGACACGGCACGAGAAACGGAGGGTACGTGGAAGGAGTTGACTACATCAACCCCGCCATGCGCCCTATTTTTGACGAGATAGCCAAGAGAGCATGGGAGGAGGTAAGGCGGGAGTGAGCCAGGAGATAGACCAGCGTGTGGTCGAAATGCGGTTTGACAACGCGCAGTTCGAGAAAAACAGCCGGGACACCATGCGGACGCTGGACAAGCTGAAAGAGAAGCTCAGCTTCAAAGGCGCGGCAAAGGGTCTCGAACAGGTGCAGGCCGCCAGCGAGAACGTGGACTTTTCCGGCATGGAGAAGGGACTGGACACAGTTCAGGCCAAGTTCAGCGCACTGGACGTCATCGCCTTTACAGCCTTGCAGCGCATCACGGACAAGGTGATAAGCACCGGCGAGCAGATGGTAAAAAACCTGTCGGTGGACCAGATCACCAGTGGATGGGATAAGTATAACGAAAAAACTTCCAACGTCCAGACCATCATGAACGCCACCGGCAAGAGCATCGACCAGGTGAACGGCTACCTGAACAAGCTGATGTGGTACTCGGACGAGACGAGCTACAGTTTCAACGAGATGACCAGTGCGCTTTCGCAGATGACGGCGGCGGGCGGCAAGATCGACAAGATGATACCCATGATCATGGGCATCGCAAATGCCACAGCGGATGCTGGCAAGATGGGTTTTGCGTTCCAGAGCACCATCCGAAACCTGACCCAGAGCTACAGCGCCGGGCATTTGCAGCTACAGGACTGGAAGAGCCTGAACCTGATGGGTACGGCGACGAAAGCCCTGAAACAGGAGCTTATCGACACTGCGGTGGAGCTGGGCGTCATCAAAGAAGGCGAAGTGACCATCGCCAGTTTTGAGTCGAGCTTGCAGAAGAAGTGGGCCAACACAAAGGTCATGGAAAAGACCTTCGCAAAGTATGCCTCCATGATGGAGGCAGCCTATGAGTTGACCCAGAAGAACCCGGGCATGACCAGCTCGGAGGCGCTGGAACAGCTTAAGGGACAGTACGGGGAGCTGGCAGAACGCGCCGCTCTCGCCGCCCAGCAGGCAACCAGCTTCGGGCAGGCTATCGACTCGACGAAAGACGCTGTCAGTTCAAAATGGATGTCCGTGTTCGAGACGATCTTTGGCAACAAGGAAGAGGCCACCGACACATGGACGGAGCTAGCGAACCGGCTGTACGACATCTTTGTGCCGCCCATCGAAGCACTGAACGATCGGATGAAAGAGGGCCTTGACAGCGGCTGGCAGCAGATGCGGGACGCTTTCGGCGACCAGGCAGACGCCTATACGACGGTGCTGGAAAAGCTGGCGCTGGCAAAAGGCGCCGTGACCGAAGAAGCCATCGAGGAAGAGGGAAGCTTTGCGAAAGCTTTGCAGAAAGGCAAAGTGAACGCCGAACTCCTGACGACCAGTCTCAGCGACACCATCAAGACCTATGCAGAGCTGCTGGAAACGATGGATGAAGGCGACCCGAGATACCCTTACATCCAGAAGGACTACGAAGCCTTTCTGAAGCTCAACGATGCGGTGGCGGACGGCAGTCTTGACCTTGAGCAGTATGCGGAAGGGCTGACGGAGGTGTCGGGCCGGGAGCATCTCTTCAACAGCCTGTGGAACATCATGGACGCCATCGGGAAGGTCACAGGCTCTGTCCACGAAGCCTTCACCGAGATATTCCCGCCCACCAGCGGAGAGCAGATACACTCCATCGCCGAAGGGCTGGATGTGATGACCAAAAAGCTCATCATCACGGATGAGAGTGCGGCGAACCTGAAGCAGACCTTTAAGGGCATCTTTGCAGTGGTGAAGGTGCCTCTGACCGCCATGACGACGCTGGCGAAGACCGGGGCAAGGGCTTTTGGCGTACTGGTGGACGTCCTGTGGCCGGTGGGAGCAGTGCTGCTGAAAGTGGCAGGAAACATGGGGAGCTTTGTATCCGAGATGCAGAGCACCCTGCTGGGAAGCGGGACGCTCAGCGAGAAGCTGGAAGCCATCGCGAAGAGCGCCAAGAAGCTGCTGGACCCGCTGACCACGCTGGGCGATGTGCTGAAAAAGAGCATCGGCGAGAAACTGAGCGAAGCGAGGAAGGAAATTTCAAAATGGGCCGACAGCCTGCCGGACGGAGTGCACGAGGGGGTCTACACCCTGCTGGGCATTCTGGAAGGACTGGGTGCCGGTACCCTGACCGTGGCCGGTGTCGTTGGTGGAGCACTTAGCGACCTGAAGAAAAGTGCGAACAAAGCAATCGGCACTGTGGCCGACTTTATCACCGGGCAGAGCAAGAACCTGAACGGGTATAAGGACGTGCTGACGAGCCTGCCCGCCATTGTGGGGGCAGCAGTGAGCGCCTTTGCTGAGGAGTTCAAGGGCGCTGCCGGGAATGTGGAGAACGCGGCGTCCAGAGTCTACGAGCCGATGAAGGCCTTTTTCAAGGCACTGAAAGACGGATTCGACTCCATCAGCGGGACGGATATTTACCGATTCCTGAGCCTTCTGGACGTGGGGCTGCTCTCCTACGCCATCGCACAGTTCGCCAAGGCCATGAACAGCCTGCGGAAGATGCTGGCAACGCCCCTGTCGAAGATGCTGGACAGCATTTCGGGAAGCTTCAACGCGCTGACGGGGGCGCTGAAAACATGGCAGAAGCAGGAGAACACCAAAATCCTCACGGGCATCGGCTCGGCCCTGCTGATGCTGGCCGGCGCCATGTTCGTCATGAGCCGCATCGACCCGGAGCGGTTCGTCTGGGTGCTGAGCGCTACGGTGGTGCTCATCGCAGAACTGGTGACGGCGGCAAAGCTGCTGAAACCGGAAGTGAAGGCCTTTGACTCTGCGGTGAGTGGACTCGGGTCTCAGCTGCTAAAAGCCTCGACTCTGTGGGGTTCTGCGGCGGCTCTGCTGGGTTTGGCCGCGGCGACGAAGGCTCTGTGCTCGGGATTCGTGGCTATCGCGGACACCATCAAGGGCGAGAACTTTATCCAGAACCTCGCGGCCTTTGCGGCGGCAGTGGGCGGTATGTACGTGCTGACGCGGAACATGGGGATGCTCATTGCGACCGTGAAGGCCCGTGACCTCGTGGTAGGCGGAAAGACGCTGCTGGGCATCGGCGCGGCGATCATTGAAATGGGCGTGGCCATGCGCATTGTGGCAGGCGCTGTGGAGCCGCTGAGCAAGATACCGTACACAAGCCTCTTCAAGGCGACTGCGGCACTTGCGGCAATGGCCTCCATCCTCACTGGGATGGGTGCGGCGCTCGTGCTGTTTCAGGCGGCATCTGATACCATGCTGGTATTTCAAAATGGACTCGCCATCGCGGCCATGGGCGGAGGCATGTGGGTGCTGGTGCAGGGCGTATGTGCGCTGGCGGGGCTCATCACTGAGAATGTGGACGACGGTACCCTGAACACCACGAAGCTCGAGTACGCCACTACGGCCATGAAGACCCTGATGATCCTCATGACGGCCATGAGCGTACTTTCCAGCAAGACGAATCTCAGCTCGGGCGCAGCGGTGCTGGCCATGGCAGGAGCGATGAACGCGGTGGCTGTGGCTGCTGCGGCACTGACACTCGTGCCTGTAGACAGCTTAAAAAAGGCGGCTGGGGTGCTTGGCGGACTCAGTGCCGCAATGGCAGCACTCGGTTACTTCGGCTCGGCAGGATGGAGCGAGGGCGCAGGCATTTTCCTGATGGCCGATGCACTCATGGCGGTGGCCGGGGCGTGCCTGATGATGGGAAAAGTAGACTGGGGAGAACTTAAAAAAGCAGGCGCGTCGCTGGTAGTTTTGTCTGCGATCGGATTGGTGCTGTCGAAATTTGCCGGTCCGGTCAGCTTCCTGAACGTCTCCACCGGAATGCTGGCCATGAGCGCTTCGCTGCTGGTGCTGGCACCGGCCATCCGGCTCATCGGCATGGTAAAGCCGGAAGCAGTGAGTCAGTCGCTGTGGATATTTGCCGATACCATGATGGCGATGTTTGCAGGCGGTATGCTGCTGACCTGCATCCCGGAGCTGGCCCTCGGGCTTTCGACTCTGGCAGGTGCCTTTACCAAGTTTGGCAAGGGAATGCTCTACCTCGCCGGTGCAGGAGCGATATTCGGCACACTGGCGCTGTTTGCCGATCCGCTGTGTACGGCCATCATCAACGCAGCGCCGGACATCGAGGATGCTCTGGTGGCTGTGGTGACGCTTATCTGTAACGCTATCAACCAGAGCGCCGAACCCATCGGCGAGGCCTTTACCACCCTGTGTAAAGTGCTCATCCAGACGGCCATCGACCTCATTGGCTGGGCATGGAGCGGCGAAGGCGGCGAAGGCAATGGCATCAAGGGTGCGCTGGAAGAGCTGGGAAAGAACATCTGGGACGGCATCCGGGACATCTTTTCGCCGTTCAGCGGCAATGGAAACTTCCAGCAGAGAAATGTGGCTTTCAAGTTCAACCCCGATTTCAAACCCCAGCGCATCAATGTCGCAGATGTCTTTACGTTCTCCGGTGCAAAAGACGACGCCGAAAAAGAGGGTAAGGAGATCGGTGAAAATGTCGCAAACGGAGGGGCGAAGGGCGTCGAGGAAAACAAAGCCCGCGCAACGGGTGCTGTACAAGGCATGGTGGACGATACCATAGATGCCGCCAAGAAGGGGTATGACGTCAATAGTCCTTCCAAGGTCTTCGAAGAGATAGGCCGGTACATCACGGAAGGTCTGGCCATCGGCATCCAGGACCCGGGCGCTCTGAGCGGGGCGTTGGCAGCGATGCAGACTGTGGCAAAGAGCGTCCGAAGCGTCTTTACGACTTTCTGGGGCATCCACTCGCCGAGTCAGCTGGCAGAAGAGGACGGACGGAACGTCGTGGAGGGACTGCGCCTTGGCATCGGAGACCCCGACCTGAGAAGCCAGCTCTATGATGCAAGCTATGAGTCCGCTTCGCAGGTGCGGGACGCTGTGGGCGCGGCACTGGACGAAGCCAAGAAGACTGCCTCGGACAAGATGCTGGAGCTTTACAGCATCATGAAGGCCGACCATCTCATGCCGGACGGAACGCTCCCCAGCGGAAAAGCCGGACTCGGGGCGAACCGCTACCAGCAGGCGGTACAGGACTACGAGAAGGCCAACGCCAAGGAAGACGCCAGGAATACGCCCTATCTCGGCGCGGACTGGAAACCCAGCTCCATGTGGGACAAGGCGACGGAAGCGCTGCAAAAGTACCAGAGCGGCGAGATCAAAGCGAAAGACGCCCTGAAGGGCCTGACTGGCGAGGCAAAGGACTGGGTCTCAAAGCAGATCGGAAGTGCTCTTGGTCTGGAGGGCCTTGACCCGAGTGAGTATGCCGACCTCATCCTCGAGCAGTACAGCGGTTATCTCCCCGACGACAGTACAGGCGCTTCCACTGCATCTTCCGGCAAGAAATCCTCGAGCAAGGGAAAGACTCTGGCCGAGACCATCGCCGAGAAGTACACGAAGGAACTGAAGTCCAACAAGTACCTCCAGAATGCCGCCGACAAGGAATACAGCCTCTGGGAAGCAGGAGAAGGCGACACTGCTTCCATTGAAGCGCTCATCCAGAAAAAGGGTGAGACGCTGGCGAAGAGCATCGAGCTGCAGACAGCCCGTGTGGACATCGCGCAGAGGCAGTACGACGAACTGGTCTCCCGGGTGGGAGCCAGCGACGACAAGACGAAGGAAGCCTACAACACTCTGCTGGACGAGAAGAAGAACCTCCTCGACTTGCAGCAGGCGAGGTTTGAGAACACCTACAAGGCGGCCATCGAGCGGTATGAAAGCGATGACAAGCTGGCTCAGACCGAGTATCAGCTCTGGACGGACACCTACGAGAAAACCGCTTCCGTGATGGAGAAGAGCAACAAGAACATCGAGACCATCAACAAGCGTCTGGCCATCCAGAGCGAGAAGACCGCCCTCGCGGAAAAGGCGTGGGTGGAAACGAAGGATGCCCTCGGCGAAGCAAGCCTTGTGACCCAGCAGGCTTACCGGGACTATCTGGAAGCGCGGCAGGAACAGCTGGAGCTGGAAAACGAGCTGGACAAGGCGCAGCTTGCGGCGTTTGACGACCTTTCGAGTTTCTATGACAGCCGCATCTCCATGGCGCAGAAGCGGATGAACCTGCTGGACAAGCTCTACAACGACGGCGACCTCTCGGGGCGGGCAGACGCCTATGCCAGCGCGGTGGAGCAGTACGGCGAGGACAGCATCGAGGCACGGAGAGCGGCAACGCAGGGTACCATGACGGCCCTGATGGGCGTGAACAGCGCACTGACCAGCATGAGATGGCAGTTGAGCAAGGTCACGGCCATGCAGCAGAAGTACCAGACTGCCCTCGAACAGGCCGGAGGCAACCGCTACGATGAGACTGTCATGGCCGCTTACGAGGACATGATGGAGACCCGCTCGACCTTTGCGGACTATGTGGGGAATCTGGCAGACGCTTTCAACGTGAGCGACGCCACGAAGAAGGCTATGATGCAGTTCGGCGACGCCATCGCCCAGAACTGGAAGCCCATTCAAAATGGATTCATGGCGGTGGCCAAGAAGATGAACCCGAAGCTGGTACAGGGATTCTCTGACCTGTTCGGCCTCTACATGAAGGACGGAGCCAGCGAGACCGTGGCCGCTGCTACCAACACCGTCGTTGCCGCCATGAGCGGAGACTGGGCCAGTGCAGTTGCAAGTGGGCTGACTGCGGTACTCGACGTAGTTGGCACGGACTTTGGCCAGACCCTGACCGAAGCCATCAGCACCGCGCTGAAGAATGCCTTCAGCGGGAACGGGCTGTTCGCACAACTGCTGACGAAGCTTTTTGGAAGCATCGACCTCGGCGGAAGCGGAAGCTCGGGCGGCTTCCTCTCGAACTTATGGCAGTGGCTCAAGGGCGGTGCATCCGCCGCGAAGAGCTTTCTGGGCGGAGCATCGACAGCGGCCGCAGGAGCCAGCGGAGCGACAAAGCTCATCCCGGTGCTGAACAGCGTAGGGACTGCCACCGCCAATGTGGCCTCCGGTGTGACCACTGTTGCCAAGGCGGCGGGAGTTGCCAAGGCAGCCGCCACCACTGCGGGAGCTGCTACCTCAGGAGTCCTGGCCAAGGTGGGCATGGGCGTTGCCAAGGTGGCCTCGGGACTTGGGCCTCACGGTCTGCTGGCTGCTGCTGTCATCGCAGGAACGGTCACCGTGGGTACTGCTGTGGTGAAGAACTGGGACAAGGTGAAGGAAGCCGTCGGAAACGCATGGAGCTGGATCAAGGAGAAGGCTTCGGGACTCTGGGACGGCATGAAGAGCATTGGCGGAAACCTCATGAGCGGCCTTGCCACCGGCGTGAAATCCGCTGCCAAATTTGGCCTGAAAGTGGCTCTGAGCCCTGCTTATGCCATCATCAGCGGATTCAAGCATATCCTCGGCATCCACTCGCCCTCGAAGGTCATGGCCGGTATCGGTGAATACGTCATCGAAGGCCTGACCAGAGGTATCGTCTCTACCGAAGGCGAAGCAGAAAAGGGCATGGACGAAGTGGGCGGAGCTGTCATCCGCAGTGCGCTGGCGACGACAAACGCCATTGCAGATCATCTCTCGACTGACAACCATCCCAGCATCACCCCGGTGGTAGACCTTTCGGATGCGTCGAGGAGCAGCGCGTGGCTGAACAGCGCCTTTGCAGACCGGAAAGGAACCATCAGCATGGCGGCGACTGTGACCGGACGGATGGCACGCAGGGCCGAGACCCCCTCGAGAAATCAAAATGGATACGAAACTGCCCCCGCACAGACCCAGTCGAACCGGGATGTGGTGGAGGCCGTGAAGACCCTTGGCGAGCGCATCGACCGGGTGGCAGAGTCCGTGAAGGGCATGAAAGTCGTGATGAACGGCCGGAAGTTCGTGGGCGAGATACGCAGCGACATCGACGACGTTGTGGGTGACATCATCGAGAAAGGACACTGAGCCATGAGCATCTACGAGACGGTGGTGCCGGGAAGTGCTGCCGGGTACACGGGCCTTGTGTTCCGCATCCCCGCAGAAGCCCCGGTAAAGACTCTGCGCACAGCCGACCTTGACCTTGTGCCGACTGGGCCGCTTTTTGTGGAGCCGAACGAAGAGGCCGTCCGGACGCTGATAGCGGCGCCATGGCACGGTGCCATCGAATACTCTCCGCTGAAAGACCGTGTGTTCAAGAACGCCGAGGGAAGCTGGGAGTTTTACTATGTGCTTGATGAGAAAGCCCACTCCTGCTGGGACTGCTATATCGACCCGCCCATCAACCGGGAAGACCGCGGCTATGCCGTGACGGAGCGGACATGGACGAGCACCTACCACACGCTGCTGCATTTTTTGCAGGGAAAGCGGGTGCTGGTGGACGTACCGGACGGAAAAGGGAGCATAAAAACATACAAGGGGCGCTGCTGGGTGAGCGGCTACACAACGGACGAGAGCGGACAGATAAAGGCGACGATAGCCTACAGTCTGGCTCCGCCATGAGCGACCGAGAAAAGGGGACCAGATGGAGACGATACTGCACGGAGTGACCATTGACGGATTACATACTTGGCGGGACCTCTATCTGATCCCTATTTGTCGGCCGGTCGTACAGCCGCCGATAGAGAAAACGAAGACCCTCGACATTGAGGGAATGAACGGCGAAGCAGACCTTTCACACGGACTGACCGGATACCCGGTGTTCGGCTCGCGGGAAGGAAGCTGGCAGTTCTGGCTGGACACGGAGCGGTATCAGGAAGAAAAGAACTTCTACGGCCCGGTGGGCAATACGGCCTACCTCGAGATACAGCAGAAACTGATAGCCAAGATGAAGCAGCCGTTCCGGACAAAGATAATACTGGACGATGACCCGCAGTTTTACTACGTGGGTAGAGTGTGGGTGAGCGGAAAGCCCACATACCAGTACGACCATGCGAAAATAACCCTGCGATACCAGTTTTACCCCTACAAATACCTTGTGGTGGAGCCGAACGGTGACTGGCTGTGGGACTCTTTCTGTTTTGAGACAGACCTTGCGACAAGGCAGATGAAGGGCGTGGCCATCGCCGCAGGAAAAGAAGAAACCTTCCCGCTGGTGGACTCAGACAAGCCCACAGGCGTTTACGTGACCTCGAGCGGAAAGGCAACAGCGAGCCTCGAAAATCAAAATGGAACGAATTTCACCCTTGTGAGCGAAAAGTACGGCACAAAGGTGGACTGCACCGACGGGCTGAGTCAGACGGAGCTGGTATACCCCTTTAAGGTGCTTTCATACAAGCTCTCGCTGCGGACAGTGGAAACGCCAGTCTATTTCAAGAACCCCCGCAACACTTTTGCGGGCCTCTGGTGGGACAAGGGCGAGAAGCAGGTGAGTCTCTCGGTACGAAAAAAAGGAAGCTCGGTGCTGCTGGCCTCGCTGGTGTGGACGAACGGCATCGAGGACTACTACGGCAAGACCATCACGCTGGGCGGGACACTGAGCGCAGAGCTTGAGCCGAATACGGACTACGAGCTTGTGGTAGCGAGCAAGACAAGCGGACTGGAATTCTTTGGGACGAGCATCGCCGACAGTGAGACGCTGAAAAACAACAGCAGCTACATCTCGGTAGCACGAGGCGGCGAACTCAGCTCCGGGACCGGAAAGAGGGCCTGCTTTGGCGGAACTATGAGCTTTTATGCAGGCGACGGCGCTGTGCTGACGCCGGGCGAGAGAATGAATATCGGCGTGATAGCCTCTGACCTTGAGAACATCGGGCGGACCGTTGTGATAAAGGCAGACGAGGACGTCACGGTGAACGTAGAGTGCAGGCAGGCGTTTTTATGAGATACAAAGTATATGCTGGAACGGTGGATGTGGTGTTTAAGTCGAGCACACAGGCACGGTTCCGGTGGAAAAAGAAGACCCTCGTCTACGACTCCTACGGCGATGCGGTCGAGGGAGAAGAGACGGAAGGCATCCTCACAGACCCGGTGGTGGATCTGGAAAACAAAGAGCCCGGCACTTTTACCTGTGAAGTACCCTACAAGGCAGAAACGCGCTTTGGCACTGTAAAGAATCCGTACTACGACGAGATCAAAGTCGGAGAGACGTGGATGATGGTGGAAGAGGACGGGGAGTGCATCTTCTTTGGGCGTGTGACCGAGACGAACCGGGAGTTCGATTTGAGCAAGACCGTCACGGCTGACGGCATCCTGAACGAGCTGAGCCAGATGCAGACAAGGCTCACGGGCGGAACGTACCAGACGACGGACGGTGCGAACCACAGCATCCTTGCCATTGCGCTGAAGCCGAACCAAGCAGACAAAGGGAACAGCCCTGTGAACTGCATGGAGCGCGGGAACGTGACCGTGAAGAGCCAGAGCATCGACACCACGGACTCGGGCGACCAGTTTGTGAGTTTCTGGACCATCCTGACGACATACCTGCTGGAACACGAGAAAGGAAAAGACGGATACCTCCGGCTGCGGCTCGCCAACGACCCGGGCACGGAGGACTACTTTTTTTACTACGACTACATGACCGATGAGGACATGCCCACGACCGACCAGACCATCGAGTACGGTGTGAACATGCTCGATTTGACGCAGGAAGAAAAGCGCACCTCGGAACTCGTGAACAGCGTGACGGCCCACGGTATCTCGACCGTGAAAAAAGGCTGGTGGATATTCTCGCGCACCTCTTACGAGACCATCACGGCTACCGCACAGAACACGCTGTCCATTGCGGCTTACGGGCTATGCTCCCGGCATATTTACGTGGACGGCAAGAAATCGACCGCAGACTCGCTTAAAAAAGCGGCACAGGAACAGCTGGACGACTACAAGCAGGTCATCGAGCCGACATTGACCGTCAAAGCCTTTGACAGAAGGGACACGGGTGAGAACGTGGGCAAGCTGGGCTTTTTGCTGCGGACGCACATCCTCTCACAGCCCCACGAGATGGACCGCTGGATGATATGCACCAAGCTGAAACTCCCGCTGGACAGCCCGGACAGCAAGCAGTTCACCTTTGGACTGACGAGCAAGAAGCTCTCGAAGCGGGTGGACGCCATCACGAGTGCGATAAACAACGTGAAGAACGCGCTGTTCGGACTGATAGGCCATGTGAACGAGGACGATTCGTCGAGCTGAAAATTCAAAATAAAAACGAGGTGGTGAAATATGACATACAGCGAAGTCGTTGCCCTGTTGACATCGTCGGTACACGGTGTGCGGAAGGCTGTTTATGGCGTACAGGTACGCGAATACATCGCGCGCTCGATGGAAGCCGTTATCGAGATGGTGCGGCTGGGTATCGAGCGGATGAAAGAACTAGCCTCAGATTCGAAGAACAGTGCAGACGCCTCGGCGAAAAGCGCCGCAGAGTCGAAGCAGAGCGCGGCAGAATCGAAAGCATCGGCCAGCCAGTCGGAAGCCAGTGCGAACCGGAGCGAGGCAAGTGCGGATGCTTCCGCAAAGAGCGCAAGCGAATCTGCCGCAAGCGCTGCAGCCGCAAAGAAGAGCGAGGCAAATGCCAAAAGCAGCGAGGATTCGGCAAAGCGATATTCGGACAAGGCGAAAAACGTCATTGCAGAAGCCAAATCGGAATATAGTGGCGGCTACTACAAGTCCTATGACCTGACGGCTCTGAAGGGCGGCTGGAAGAAACTTTCTCCTGCCAAGGGGCCATACCAATACTATTGCGACATCGCAGTCCCCGACCTGACGGAGAGACATTCGCCATTCTGTTCGACCGGGCTGGAAAGCTATGCGGCAGCGGTGGCGGCAGGGCTGGCAAATGCGGTCGAGACGCGAAATGGCGCGCTCCGGCTTTTTGCCATCCGGGTGCCGACGAAGGACATCGAGCTGGTGCTGACGATTTTTGGGGTGGGGACGACCTCTTACGAGCTGACCCTGCCCGTCCGCGACTGGGTCAAAATGGAGTCTGCCATCGGGCCGAACCAGTATTACTGCGATGTGGAAGTGCCGGGATGCCTTTCGACCATGACTCCGCTGGGGACCACCGCTCTCGAGAACTTCGAGGCGGCTTCTCCGGCAGGGCTGGCCAGCATGATAGAGACCTGCGATGGTCATGTGCGCTTTTATGCCGTGCGGAAGCCGACGGCGAACATCGACGTCATCGTAGCGCTCATCAAGAAGGAAGAACCGGTCAACACCCCTGCTACCCGGGACAAGCTGGGTCTGGTCAAGATAGGCGATGGCATGAACGTGACCAGCGGCGGCAGCATCTCGACGAGAGCTGCGACCGACAGCGAGTTTGATGCCATGATGGTTCGTGTCTTTGGGGAGGGGTGACGAATGGCAGGCGAAGTGATATTTGCAAAGCTCAGCCAGCTGGAAGCTTTTGGCACAAAGGTCGTGACTGATTTTGCCGCCCTGACGGCACGGGTGCAGAGCCTCGAAAGAGCCGGAGGACAGCCGAACATCATCGAGAAGATCCTGGTGAACGGCATTCAGCTGGCTGTGGACGGAAACAAGGCAGTGAATTTCAGCGTGCCGACGAAGACAGGCGAACTCGAGAACGATGCAGGATTTCAAAATGGAGAGGATGTTGACACAAAGCTTGAGGGCAAGGCGGACAACGGACATACCCACGACGACCGGTATTACACCAAGGCAGAGGACAACGGCTTTCTGGCGGACAAGACCGGCATCGTGTGCAGCGCGAAAGAGCCGGACGCCCGCTCCATCCTCTGGCTCAACACCAACTGGGACGGAAAGCAGGAGGATGAGACGCTGACCATGATGCTGGACATCGGGGATGCTAACGGGAGCGACCCTGTGACTGTGGACATCCAAGGTGTGATATACTCCGTCGAAAATGCCGAAATGAATCCGATGCCTCCGGAATGAAAGTACGGATTCGTGATTTTATAACCTTAACGTAAAGAAAGGAAACAAAACTATGGCTACTAATGTGAAGAACGCAATCGCAAAAGCACTCATCAACGGCGTCGTGACGGACCTGTTCCTGAAGACCGGCGTGGAGAACGTCGTCATTACCGAGAACGGCAGTGAGAAGACGCTGGCGGACAAGCTGACGGAGATCATCACCACCCTGAATGGCAAGGCGACCCCTGCGGACATCACCAACGCCCTCGGCAGCTACGTGAAGAAGGAGGCCGGTAAGGGTCTTTCTGCCAATGACTTTACCACCGAGCTGATGACCAAGCTGAACGGCATCGCGGAAGGCGCACAGGTCAATAAGATCGAGAGCATCAAGGTGAACGGCACTGCACAGGCCATCGGCGCCGACAAGAGCGTCAACATCACCGTCCCTACCAAGACCAGCGACCTGACCAACGACAAGAAGTATCAGACCGACACTGAGGTGGCCACTGCGGTCCAGACTGCCATCTCCAAGACCGGCCACGCCAGCTATCAGAAGGTCAGCGCCGTACCCACCGTCGATGACGCACAGGATAACATCCTGTATCTGGTGATGAACTCCACCACCAAGCACTATGACATCTACGCCAAGATCAAGGGCAGCAGCGGCAGCTACACCATGGAGCAGCTGGACGACACCACGGTGGACCTGACTGGCTATATCCAGAAGGAGGACGGAAAGGGCCTGTCCACCAACGACTACACCACTGCCGAGAAGCAGAAGCTGGCCAATATCGCTAACGGTGCGCAGGTGAACACGATGGAGAGCGTGAAGGTAAACGGCGCTGCACAGGCCATCGCCGCCGACAAGAGCGTGGATATTTCTGTCCCCATCATCTACGCACAGGAAAACCAGCCCGCAGGCCTGAAGGCAGGGGACATGTGGTTCCAGATCATCGAGTAATATAAGAGAGGTTTCGGAAAGGATGTGAGTTTTTGGCTACTACAGAAACGAAGGGCCTGATGACTTATGTCGATAAAAACGGTAACAAGTTCCTTATCTATCCGGTGACCAAGGCGGAACTGGTGGACGGGCTGGATAAGGCGATACAGGCTTTTATGGCTGGTCTCAACTACGACGACCGGTATTATACGGAAGCGGAGATCGACCAAAAGCTGCAGGGACTGCCGACCGCAGGGCATAAGCACACAAAGTCGGACATCACAGACTTTCCTGCCCTCGGCACGGCTGCGGCAAAGAATGTGGGCGACTTTGCAGCGGCCAGTCACACGCATAACTACGCTGGTTCGTCCAGCGCGGGCGGTGCGGCAAATTCAGCCAACAAACTGAACACGAACGCGGGTTCCTCCACGCAGGGCGTATACTTCAAGGATGGTGTGCCGGTCGTTATGACCTACACGCTGGGCAAGAGTGTGCCTGCGGATGCAAAGTTCACGGACACAAACACCTGGCGCGGGGTACAGGACAACCTGACCAGCACGGCCACCGACCAGAGTCTGAGCGCAAATCAGGGCAAGGTGCTGAAAGGCCTCGTGGACGGCAAGGCGGCGTCCAGCCATACCCATGACGACCGGTACTACACCGAAAGCGAGATGAACACCAAGCTGAATGGGAAGGCGAACGCCAGCCACACCCACGATGACCGGTACTACACCGAAAGCGAGATGAACGCCAAACTCAACGGCAAAGCCAACAGTTCCCACACCCACAACTACGCCGGTTCCGGCTCTGCGGGCGGCACGGCCAACTCGGTCAACGGCCTGACCTTCGCCGCCCAGACCACCGACCCGGGGGTGGGAAGTAGCCTTGCCACCAACAAGGTGCTCATCGTATATGCATAAGGAGATGACAGCATGGCATACGGCCCTATGAGTGTCGGAAGCGACGGGACTTTCAACCTGCTTACCGACAAGACACTGATCACCGAGGATATGCCTGCGGACGCGAAGGCGGTGGGCGATAAATTCAAAATGGTATACACGAAGACCGAAACGGACGGCAAGCTGAAGGGAAAAGCCGACAGCTTTGTCAGCCAGACGAATGACCCGGGTGCAGGAAGCGCACTTGCAAACGGGAAGCTCCTTGTAGTCTACGTCTGAGGGGGGTGAAACTTCAAAATGGCAAAAGCAGTTTATGTGGGCGTCGGAAGCAAAGCCCGCAAGATGAAGAAAGCCTACATCGGCATCGGCGGTAAGGCCCGCAAGGTCAAGAAGATGTATATCGGTGTCGGAGGCAAGGCGAGGCTGTGCTACAGTGCAGAGCTGGAAAGGTATGGAATGGCTGCGGCGCTGAGTGCTGCACGGAATAGTATGCGGGCCGCGACCGTCGGCAAATGCGCTTTGTTTGCGGGTGGATATAGCAGGTCCGTTTTTGGCTACAGCGTCAGCAGTTCCGTGGATGCCTACAATACCTCCCTTACGAAGAGCACACCGACAGAGCTGAGCTACAAACGGTGCGGTCATGCGGCGGCATCTGTCGGCGGCTAT